TATAGTTAATAGAGGCTTTAATCCTTTTGCTAATTTTTCGTTAACTACTGATTCTTCTAATTCCTCTTCTTCCTCTTCTTCCTTTTTGTCAAAATCAGCATCTTTTTTAAGAGCTTTGATTTCTTTCTTATCTGTTTCGATTTCAGCATCATCAGATTTAACTGCTCCTTTATAATGATCAGCCTTTTCAGCATCATCTTCCGAATCAACCTTTACATCGCCTTTATCTTCTTCTTCACCGCCTTTATCTTCTTCTTCTTCGCCTTTATCCTTAGTCTCAACTCCGTCATCTTCCTCATCTTCCTTTACTGCTTTTTTAGCTTCATCAACTTCTTCATCATGTCCTTCAACATGATCTTCTGCTAATTCTTCTGACGATTTAGGTACTGTGTTATATTTTTTAGATCTTTCCGATTCAGATTCAGAATCAGCAGAACCAAGTTCTTGTGGTTTTCCTGCAGCAATTACATCGGCTTCAATTTCTCGAGCTCGATCTTCATTTACTACCTTTTCTTTTTTTAACGATTCTAAAAATGAATCCATTTGATCTTCCGAAAGATCAGCAACCGAAGCAACTTTAAGATCTTTAAGTTTTTCTGAGAAAAGCTTATTGAACTTTTTTACTTTGGCTTCTTTTAATCGAGATTCTTTAATCGTCGATCTTTCCTTTTTGAAGGATGAAAATTTTGATAGTGCCATTGTTTTATAATTTTTGTTTTAAGTTATATTTTAAGTTATATATTTGATTAGTATTTAGGTCCATCGATATTTGGCATATTTCTGAAATAACCTATTTCTATTTCATTATATGTAGCCCCTGCCCAAGTTGGACCAACAACATAACCTGATTTCATATGTATGTTAACTGTACTTGCACCAACACATACAGGTAAAAAAGCAAATTCATTAATAGCGATATCTGCAAATTGATTAGGGTCATAATTATCAGGAATTCCATCACCGGCTGGAGTTGGTAATACATCGGTATTATCTTGTAATGTTGATGTAGAAACTCTAAGAGTAGCTGCATTAGAAGGTCCTAAATTTCTAACGTATAAATAAGCCTTTCCTTGTGTAATAGCAGGTCCTGGGAATAGATTCGCATCTGTTGGCCATAGTCCAGTATTATCTGCATAAGTAGCGCCTATGGTTTTGTATTGTAGGTTTGCATTACCGTCAATTGACAGTTCAGCTGTTTTATTAACATATATGGATGATGCGTCATATACTGTAGTCGTAGTTAAAGCTAAATCATACTTTAGTTTTCCTGTAGTCTTTCCCATTTGGATTTTCTATTTTTTCTTTTAATTATATATCTTTGACAAATCTAAACTTTTAATTTCATAAGGAAATTTTTGTTCATCGTAAATTTCTCTACGTTTTTTAGAATGTCTATATAAATAATTAGTAAAACTTTCAAACCTATAATCATCAACAAAATCTAAAATAATTAGCTTGTCTTTTGTATCATGTTTTCTTAATCCTCTTCCTATAGATTGACGAATAATAACATCTGATTTGAAAGATTCTGTAAGACTAACAGTATGTAAATTTTTGATATTTATTCCGGTAGAGAATGTACCGAAAGAAGCCACTAAGATCTTCCCCTCACCATCTTCCATTTGTCTTTTATATTCTTCTCTAAGATCTTTATCAGTGCCTCCATCAATATAAAAAATCCGTCTAGTGGACTTATTTCGTAATTCGTTATGTAAACTATTTCCATAATCAACTCTATAAAATAATACTAATTGATTTTTCTTAACTTTTAATAAAGTATCTGTTATAAAATTTAATCGAGTCTTATCATTCATAGCGTAATTTTGCTCTAAATTCAAAAGACGTTTTCTATCCTCTTCCGTTTTTGTTAAAAATTTGAATGATTCTCTAACACTATCTGGTGCATAATTCATTTCAATTACTTTAACTTCTACTGGAGAAATATACCCTCCTTTGATTAATTCTGCTGCTCCAACCTTTTGAATAAGAGGTCCGGTATATGCCATTAATGTAAGTCTATCTAAACTATCAGCCTTCGGAATAGTTCCACTAACTCCAAAAACTCGATCAGCCATTTGGCATTTTTCTAAAATTGTTTTAATTGAAGCAGCTTTAGCTTTATGAGTTTCATCAACCATAACTGTTGTATAATCATCGAAATACTCCTTTTTCTTTTTAACTAAAGATTGATAGGTTCCGATAACTATATTAGCACCCTTTCGTACTTTAGATCCTGAGAAAATTTGTTGTATCTGTAAATCTAAATCTAAAGATCCTCGATTATATTCGTAAAAATCTTCAGTTGCCTGAACAACTAAACTAACGTTAGGAACAATCATTAGTATTTTTCCAGTTTTCTTTTTCTCTATGAGCCATCCTATAATTATATAAAGTATAAGTGATTTTCCTGCAGAAGTAGCTAGTTCTGCCAAACATGATTTATTCTTTATTATATTATATGCTGTTTCTATTTGATATGGTCTCGGCGTTAATTCATGATTTTTGAAGGTTTCCTTAACCCATTGAGTAAAATCTTCCTGTTTTGTCGATCTATCAAATTTTTGATTCAGATTATTTATATGTAAATCAAAATTATATTCTTTACAAGTATCTCGTATTAAGCTCCATAAACCAGCTGGAACATACATTTCATTTTTGAAATAAGATATTCTACCATCCCACCAGCCTTTCTTGACTCTAGGATCCCATCTCCAATTGTCTATACGTCTTGTTAACGAGATTCTTAACTGATCAATTTCTATTTCAGTTGCATCTCGTAAAGTTAAAATTCTTCCGTTATGTGTTAAATCAAATATCATTCGTTGCTAAGGTAACTCTATTTTTTATTGCAAATCCCATTTTATCTAAAGTCTCGTTACACTGTCTATAATACGCAATTTGGTTTTCTATTAAATTTGTTTCTCTATTTCTTAATGACATATCAGATTTGATATATTCTAAAATTTCTCTATGTTCTAATCTAACATCATGATTTGTTTTATAGTATTGATATCTCATTTTAGAATAATTAGAATCTCCAGCACGCTTTTTACCTAACATTATATTAAATTCCATTGTTTTATCAACGATCATATGTCGATAAGATAACATATATGTTTGAGCTAATGCTAGTTTATGAGCATCTTTAATATCTTTAATTAGATCTTGAATTTTTTTAGACCATTCAGATCTTTCACTCTCTAATAATTTTTCTATCTTTTCTAATTTTTCTTCGCTTAGATCCGCCATTAAAATAAGTTTTTAGTTGTTCCTGGTTTTACCCAAGTTTTTTTAATTTTTGTAATTGTATCTGGTTTTTTAGCCTTTTCAACATGCAACATAGAACCACTATACGAATAGTCTTTCTTTTTTAAGTCTACTGGTATTTTGTAATTTTTTTGGCTTATCTCAGCCTCTTCATAAAATTGATCTAGTTCTTCGTTCACAAATTCTTGGAATTTCTTAAATGTTAATGAGGTCATATGGACTTGTTGTAAAGTATTTATCTAAATTTTTATAAGCACTATTTTTATGGAAATAACAAAACCTAATCAAATCATTAAAATCTTTGCAATTTTCTATTTTATTTTCCTTTAAGAATTTTTTCCACATAAACACAGATTTCTTTCGTTTTAATTTTTGTTCCATTGTTTTTCTACCAATAGAATCATTATCAAAGAAATATCTTGCAGTTATCATATCATCAAACATATCTGAATTTTTGTTTATTCCACTCAATGCTATTGAATTATTAGGAAATAATAATGCATCAGTAGGGCCTTCAAAAATAGTAAAGGTTCTTGATAAATCAACCTTCATTATATTATAATACAACGATAGGGTGTTCATTTTCTCAACGCCTTCACTTATATTAAATTCTCTTTTCATTTCATTATACATTTTTTCGATTGTATAACTCACATATTTAGTTCGCCCTTTAGTAAAGTTTCTTATTTGATATCCAATTATTTTATCTTCGTTTGTTAAATTAAAAACATATAATTGATTATCTTTATCGCTCCATGCAAAATGATTAATTCTCTGTAATAAAAATCTAGACTTTATAAATTTATAGCCAATCGAATTTTTTGAAGGAATTGTTAATTTTAATTCTTTTATAAATTCTTTTCGATCTATAGATAGTTTTTGTAAATTTTGAAATACTCCTATTTCTAAGTATTCTGTTGATTGTACAACTACTTTATTTTCTGCTATAAAATCTAATACAGTTCCAACTTCGCTATGATTAGTTAAACCATTTTCATAATCCTTTAATAATTGTAAAACGTTTGTGTGCTTGCTACAATTATAACAATGAAACATTAACGATTTCCAATAAACATTACCTCGTTTCTTTCTATAATTTTCTGCAGAATCTCCACAATACGGACATGCAAAATTAAGTCTATCATATCCTACTTTAATTCTAGCTTTCTCTCCGTTAAATTCTGATGATAATACGTTAGAAAGTTTTTGAATGAGATTATTTTTAATCTCTTGTGATATTATAGTCTTTGTCTCCATAAATTAAATAAACTAATAGCCCCTATTCAATTAAGAATAGAGGCCATAGTAATTATTATCCAACACCATTTAACCAAGCTTCCATATCATCTTCGCCTTCCGGTTTTGATGCACTGGTAGCTTTAGCAGCTGGTGTATTAGTTGGAGCTTTGTTTTCAGTTTTACCACTCTCTTCTGGAGTAAGTTTTCTGTAAGATTCTCCAGGATTTCCTGAAATATCTTGTAGAATTCCATGAAGTTTATTTCGTTGGTCATCGTTCCAAGCTCTATATTTGTAAATAGTTAAATCAGGAGATGAACTTAACATTTCCATAATTTGTTTTTTACATTCAGCGTTATTTTCCATTGGCACTCCACCAACTTGAACAGTTGATTTCGCTAAGAATTTACACTCGTCATAATTCCAATATCCACCTTTAAGAGTTACCTTCAAAGAGAAATCTTTACCTTCAAATAAATCATATACATTACATGGTTCTGCACCAGATAATTCAATATCTTCAATTGAAGGAGAAGTTTGTCCGTCGATAAATTTCTTAAGAGTTTTAGGGAATCTAAACACTTGAAGAGTACCATCTAATTCAGGTCTTTGTGGATCTTTAACAATTTGAATAATTGAGAAGTAGTATTCCTTTCTTCTAATTTTTTCTGCTTGTTTTTGATCGAAAGCTGATTGAGATTTCGCAAGTTTCCAATAAGTATCACCAATAATAGATTTTTCTCCTATGGTAGTTGGACAATCGAAGTAACCTGCGTTACCTTGAGAATCTTCTAACCAATAAGAAAACTTCTTAACGATAGAATTTTTTGGATCTGTGTGGTTTGGTAGGAATCTGATAACACTTCGATAAACGTTATCTTTTCCTTCGGTTGGATTAGCTTTATATAAGCCTGGTCCTTTTGTTTCTGTTACTTCATCTTTAGTTTGAAAATCTTCTAAAGACAAATTAAATAAATCAAATTCACTCATAATTTTACACTTTATATTTTAATTAAACACTTTATTTATAGACTATTACGTTTTGTAATAACCGTTATTTATTATATGTGGTAATCTATCTAAAGTTTCAAATAAAATTATTTTTCTTTTTATGAGCATTGTTGAAACTGCTTACTCTCCTTTACATATAATTATTATAAGTAATAAAGTTAAAAGTAATATAGTTAAATCAGTTACAGTCTTTTAAGTATTCCATTATTGCAAAAGCATCGACTAGATCGTCAATTGGTTTAGGGATGTTATCTCCATAATCTGCACGTTTCACGTATTCATGAAAAAGATCATTACGAAGTTCAACCGATTTAGAATCTGCAAAAGATTGAACCATTAAAGGTTTTCCTGAATTACCATTACCGGTAAAAGATTTTTTAATAGTTTTTGGAGCAAGTACAAGCAAATCATTATTAGAAACTCTTAATATCTTAGACTTAAGAAACGTATTATATGTAATAAGATCTATAAAGGAATTACCCTTAGATCCATAACTAAATCCTTCAATCCCAAATATAGTATCTTCATCTATATAAGGTCCTATAGCATTTATTATTTTTAACGATAGATGATTTGCATTGTTAATTTTGAACGATTGTTCTTGAGTGTAAGTTAAATCTTTAGGTTTATTTCTTTCATATCCTATCATATTCAAACCTAAATCTTCTAAATCTTTATGTACCCTAAAAGCTTTTTTATTTAGATCTAAATTAGATGCAAAATTAAACCAATGTATTTTTTCTGGAGTAGAAATACAAACTGCTGTAGATGTTATTGAAAAGTCTATTGCAATAAAATTCATGTATATTATTTTATGAGATTAAAATTTCTTTCCTATAGTTGCACCTAATGCAGCTCCAACTAATCTCGATGTTAATAAATCGTAAAGAATTCCCTTTTGAACTCCTAATACCTTTGCAACCATACGACCTAAAGATTTTCCTAATGCAGCTCCGGTAAGTCCTCCTAAAAGAGCGCCAAACATACCTTCATTAGTCATTTCTTCTTCAAACTCGTTAATAGTGTTTCCTTCTGCTAAAAAAATAGCTACGGCATCATCTATTTGAGCCTCCTCACCCTCAGTGAGAGTATAGTCCATAGATTCAGCTAATAGTTTAGTTAAATCTTCTGGTTTTTTATTATTTAAGTATTCTTCAAAAGTGTTCATTCCTTTAATGTTTTTCTTCAGTTATTATATTTATATATATTTGATTTCTAGGTCATAGTAAACGTAGCACCGCCAGATGTAAATTTACTTTCATCTATACTTTTAGTAGGTAACATTTCTAATTTAAGTGTATTGTATTGAAATGTTGCATCAAAGGTCTTAAATTCCTGTGATAGATCTGAGTATGATAATTGATATTCTGTTAGACCAGTAAAAAGAGTATCAATGAATAACGCAGTATACATAACGTTACCTTCACTATCTAATATCCTAACCGGAACAGATTCAGTAAATCTATCTTTAGTTTTGAAATCATAATAGTATAAAAGAGTATCTAGCATTATCCAATAATTAACATGTCCATCAATCAATTGAAATGTGATTGTAAATTCTTTTGTAAATACCTCTTGATAATTTTGAGATGATCTCCACCTACGAGTTCTTGCTGATCTAGTAATTGAGTTACCTAACGAGTTCTTAGATAAATCTTCTGATTGTAATGGATTCTTTTTATCTGGTATAATCTGTTCAACCGGGGTAAAATTCATAGTAGGAATTGTAACCGACTGTATAGTATAATTGATTAAATCAGTAACATCATTAATCATTGTAGGCATATTAAAAATATATGGTGCGTACTTTTCTCGTATACTTTTAGGAATAAAATTTCTAGGAAATTCTATCTTAAATAAATCTGATCTTGCATTTAGAAACATATCCGTGTAATTTTATATTATTAGTTTATTTATTAAGATGTAAAAGGTGAATTTGCAGAATCTGCTATATTTGCTTGATCTGCCGTTGGATCTACACTTTGTGATGGGGTACTTCCATCCACTACTTGTACATCTGCAATTGCTGCAACTCTAGCAATCAATATTTGCGCTTCTGCAATCTTAGATATCATTTGCAATTTTACTTCTTGCGATACTGCATCGATTTCTAAAATACTATTTGCTTCTTTTACTGTTTGTCCTAAGATAGCTTGCAAATCTTGTATAAGAACATTTTGAACTGTATTTAACGAAGAGTATCTATTATTTTCTTCAACTATTATAGAATTGTATTGTTCTAAATTAGTTACTTGTTCAGCATATTCGCTTATAGATTCTTGTTGATTTTCAATTTTTCTATCCATAAACGAAGTTACGGTATTACCAACCTTAACAAAGGAACCTGTATATAACTGAGTTTCGTTTTCGTCGTTAACAGAAGATACTGTAAATGTTGTATCATTGTATTGTGATATTCTCTGACAATCTTTTGAAGGAACCTTAAATAATACCTCTCCGCTAGCCATGGAAATTTCTGGTGACATGTAATTTAAGAATTTATTTACCGATCCATTATTAGTATAAAAGTTAAGATATAACTTTCCTAAACCTGTTAAATCTAAAAATGAAATAGCTTGTGTAGGATCACCTTCATAAATAACGAACTTAAAATAAGTATCAGCGGAGGTCATTTGTATCTTTCCTAACCCTTGTGCAAATACTGTTTCTGTTGCACTATTACCTACACTCTTAACTTCTACTACGCCAGTCGTTGGATTTCGTTGTAAATATGCATTTTGAGAAGTTAATAAAATTTGATTTGTATTCAAAAACGATGTAAGGTATTTTGCATATTTCGTAGAAGATTCTACAGAACTCGTACTACCAACCGCATTCATCACTACATTTTTATCAAATAGTTTATTATATACCTTTGGCTGTATAGGATTAATACCTAATTGTATTTTTTGAAGATTCTTTCCGTATTTTAATCCATCATTAAATTGAGCAGATGTCTTTTTTAGAATTGATGTAGAATCTTCTCTGTTATATAGTCTAACTGTGTAATCAACTCTATAAGATGAAGCAGATTGATTTTGAATAATCGGCCTATATAAAATAGGATCTTGATAATTACTATCTTGAACAAATTCTATATTATCAGTTTTTATCCATGTTGCTGCAGCTCCACCGTTCCAAACATATTCATAAACATCTAATTGGTGTAATATAATATAATCATTACCTGGCAGATTATTTAGTTGTAATATAAAATTATCTATAATAGTACCTTGCCATGCAGCATATAATTCTAAAAAATCTCCGGATGTTGAACCTACACATACCGCAGATACATCAGCATATTGATCTAACGTAGGTAAATCTACTCGTTTTAATTCCCACGTTTGAAAATAATCTTGTCCATTTATTACTGAATTTTTTGCAATCCATCCAAAATTAGTTTCTATTAAAGATCTTGTATCAGGACCAATTCCATTAGTAAATTTAGAAATCGGTAAGTTAGTAGTAACAGCACCACCAGCTGCAGCCTGAATATAATCATCAATCATATTATATAATGAAGGTACTTTAACTTCTATATAAGACGCGTAATACTTTCCGTTTAATAAAAATGGATTTGAATTAATCTGTGCATAAGAATCAGATTTTCTATAAGCTAAGTTTAGATAATTTACATCTGTTCTTCCTGTTACAGGATCTAAACCGGTTCGAGTATTTATTCTAAAATAAAATCCTTCATTATTTTCAAAATTAAATCCCTGTACTAAATGTAATCGTACTACATCGTATTTAACACCAATAACCGGAGAAAACGTTATAGGTAAATTAACGGTATCTGTTAATTGAGGATCGTAATCATTTAATGCAACTAACCCGTTCAAGTCTAAATATCCATAACTTGCGGTTGTTGTATCTGTGGATGCTGCCATCCTGGTTCTTACGTTTCCTGTTATTGCAGTAGAATTATCATCATTAAATATAAGATTCGATGTTGCTCCGTGAGCATCTTGCATCTTATAAAACGGAGCTGCCGTTGTTGTAAAGATGTTTGAAGTTCCTGATTGATCTCTATATTCATATTCTAATAAAACAGAATCTGAAAGTGATACGTATCTAGATGTGTTAGCCATTTTGTTTTATTCTATTTTATATTACTTACTATCCATGATGATGTTGATATAGTTGCAACTCCAATTATAAAGCCAACCCATGGTTTTTTATACCATTTATCAACTTGTTTTAATCTATCATCATATAAATTTATTTCCTGGTTTAATAGGTTAATTTGTCTTGAATTGTACATTAATAGCGTACTATCTTGATTAGATAACAATTCATAATTTTTTATTTGAAATTTTAACTCACTGATTAACAATGTTTTAATACTGTCTTGTGTAGTCAAAGTATCTATAGCATTGAATACTTTAACTAATTCTGTTCTAGGTATTAAAACTGAATCACTCTCGGTTTGCGAGAAGACATTAATTGAAAGCCCTAATAGTAATACTAATATAAAATTTCTCATTTTTTGTACTTTTTCTTAAAATCCTTAAGAGTATCACTAGCTTTTGATGTATCAATTACATTAGATTCAGTAGCTTTAATCTTCTTTTTAGATTCTTTAATTTTACCTTTAGTCACAGTCTTTTCTTTTTGCGTGACTGCCCTTTTCTTTTTTACTTTATCAATATCCTTTTCAACTTTCTTTTTCTTTGTGTTAAATTCCTTTTTGCTAGGATCTTGCAAGCTTTTGAATATAACAAATAAAGCAGCTAATGCGGTAATACTACCAGCAACCCATTTCCAAATTTTGTTTAATGTATTCATATCAATTCTAATGTTTTCAAATCTAATTCAGCATCTTCACCATATTTTTCTTTTAGTGTATCGATTACTAACGATTCGTTTTTTCTAATTTGTTTAAGTTCCTTTAATAGATCATCCTTTTCTTTATGTAATTTATCCAAAGATTTTTCTAATAACTCCATATCATAATGAACCTTAGAATATCTATTCATTATTTCCTTTACTATTTGTTTTTCTTTTTTATTCATCTTTTGTTTTAATCAGTTAATACCAATTTACTTATACTTGTACCTTTATGTGTATTATCAAGAACACCAGTAGCTACAATTCCTTCTACTATATAGTTATCTTCAGTTTGTAAGTAATATAAATTATCTACGTACATTAATTCATTTTCCCAATTTAATTCATCAGCAGTTTGCCATTTTCCATCGACATATAACGGATGACTATCGGTTACTGTTAAATTATCTTTTGTATACATTGTTATTTCATCATTAACATTATAGATAAATGAATCTAATACCGGAACGTTTGTTCCATCTTTAGTTTTTATAAGATCACCAATTTTGATAGTCTCTATAGATTTCCAAGAATTATCTGCCATTAATACATGTGTTCCTATTATAAAGCAGCCTCCAACTTTAGAATTATCATCTACAACTATTGGAGCACCATCGTTTTTTCTATGTTGTAAACTAACATAAGCCTGTCCACTAAATGAAATTCCGGTACTCTTATAAAATGTATTATTTCTTGGTAACGCAGCTAATCCAGCATTTTTCCAATAATAAGCTGATGAATTTAATTTTTTAACGTTAGCCTGAGAAACAAATTTAATAGGCATTCCCATCGAGCTTGTATAAGCGTAACCACTCCCACTAAGTCCTCCATTTCCGTCAAATCCAGTAACTGTCACATTTGCCTGTCCTGAAGTATATGCCCAAGGATTAGGTGGCATATATATAAATTCTATGTATGACCTATTCTCGAATGTATTTGCCTCATTATCAGCATAACCGGCACAAACTCTCCACATCCAATTTCCAACTTGATAATGACCGGCCGAATCATGATTATATTGTTGATATACTCCAAATGAATTCAATCCACCTGAAAAGGCAACTGATGGAATCAACGCATCTAACGATGTGGACCAATTTGCAGTTGGATTAGAAGCAGAATCCAAGAACGGCCGCATTCCTAATTGTTGTGCCGTTGTCATCGATACATTTTCAGCGTCTATCATGGTTAAAGGAATTTCTTGATTAGTACCATATGTACTCCACGGATGAAAATTCTGATAATATACATTACTATTTGCACTTGATGATTGGGTAAACATATTTCTATTACCTCCTTTTTGCTGTGATTCAGTAGCTACAAGTCCTTGCATTGGTTTAGATACTCCTGGATACCAATCCGTAGTGTATGCATATGCACTTGCTCCAGTTCCTGTTGTTCCATAAGTCATATTACCTCTTCTTGTAGGCTTATTAAAGGCAAGAGTCTCTGATAAACCAGAATACTGATCAGTTTTCAAAGTTATTCTAAATGATTGAAGTTTTACAGCTTTCATAAACTTATAACTATCGTTATTTCCACCAGTACCAATAGATGGAACATTATCTTGATTTCCAACAGTTCCAACGCCTGAGTATGCTGCATATACTGTACGATAATCTACTCCATTTCCACTTCTTGACTGGTCTTGATTATTACTTAACCACCATCCTATGTCGATATTAAAATCTACATGCATTCTACCATTTTGTGAAGAATCACTCGGTGCACCAAAAGGCATCCAAGGCCTATCTGGATTTTCTGGTGTAAGTCTAATAGAAGAAGATGGAGATATCCAATTACTCCAATATCCTGTACTAGATCCATTGGTTACGTTTGGATTTTGTTGGTTTCTATAAGGAGCTCCATCACCAGATGAGTTTGCAGTAGTTAGATTAACTTTAGATCTTGCTGGTAGTCTAGTAGCAGGGAGAACAGCTGAATTAGAACCATTAAATTGAAATTCATTTATTCCACAAAAACCATTTGATGAACTCCATTGATCGTTACTAGCACCCCATTGGGTGTAAGTAAGATTTCTAGATGCTAATTCTCTTCCTGTAGTATCGGTAGAAAAATAATTCAGTCTAGCGGAATCAAGGAAAAATTCTTTAGAAGTTATCTCGTAATAATCATTAGTTCTTCCAGCAACCTCTGTTTGAGTTTGCGAGTCAACCGATTTCAATCCGATCGTATCAGGTATCATTTTCACGGCAGCTCCACCTTCAGCATCAGGTATTCCACTAAATCCAGATACGGCAACTCCAGCAGTTGTATCCGCTTTACCAACTCCTTGAAATCTGATATCCATTGTTCCTTTCTGAATTACACCATCATATCCTCTAACAACAGTTAAGTTAGTAGTATTTATATTACCTGAATTTGGGTTTCCTGTAGCAACGTCGTCTTCTTGTACTATTTTAATTCTAGGACCGACATTCGCTACGATGGCTGCAGCAGAAGATCCTAATAACATAATATCCGGTGATATAGTAGTACCACCAGTTTGCCATGTAGTTAGAGGTTCTATTAAAATTCTATTATTATATTTCCAACTAGAAGGGATTGAAGTACTAAAGTTGTTATTCACCAATTGTAATTGACCATATTCAGTTATACCTCCAATTCTTTGTGATGTTGCTGATTGTGCATCTACATTTATTAACTCAGCTGAGGTAGGACATGGGTTTAAGTTTTGATGAGTCATAAAGGATAATTCACCTTGAGTGTTAGCATCCCTATAATCATTTCTAATAGAAAATGAGTTATCCGTTGAAACCGGACCACCACCAGCATATGATCCAAAAAATAAATCTGCACTTGCTCCAGGTGCCTGATTATGTCCGTTATATGATGTAATATCCATTCTAGAATAATTCTTTGCAGATAACGAACCGGTTTCTGAATGAGCTATTGTTGCAAAATTCCTTGCAGTAACTAAACTAATACGAGTTTCATTATTACATAAAGGATCAACTCTCCAGGAACCAATACTATTAGGATCAACCCAATCTCCAGTACCTTGATTGTCCATACTAACCATAACAGAGCCAGTTGATCCAACCATAGTTCCAGTTCTCATTCGTAATCTACCAACGGCATCTAAAGAATATGCAGGTAATGCGGTAAAGGTCGGATCCCAATCATTAGCAACTTGTCCAACATCACCAATCATAACTTTCTTATCGGTTACATTCATATCTGTAAATTGTGATGTTCCAGATAATTTAGAACCAAATCCTATATATTGAGTTCCACCGTTAGATACATTCCCAACTCCTATAAATGGCACATCCTGACCGGTAATTCCTCCAGCAGCCTGAGTGGAAGGCCCTGCACCAAAGGTTGATCCAGGAGTAATAACAATTCGATACATATCATCTATTTGAGTACCTTTATTATTAAAGAACGATACTTCTGGTAATAAACCTAATGTTCCATGATAGTTTCCACCACCACCGCCACCAACAGTAAATTGTCCACCAGCACCTTGTTCTATACGAACTCTACCAAATTCTATCGGAGATGTACTTAATAAAATACCTGACCTATCGTTTGCTGCCGTTTGTCCACCAGTAATAAAATCAAGATTTTGTCCAGCTTCTATTATACCAATAGAATTTGTATGTGTATAACCTGCACCAAATAATTTCACATTATAAACACTTTCTATATTTATACCAGAGGTCGGTACACCAGTTCCAGCTATATTAGCAGATATCCAATCAGTAAAGTTAGATATATGTAAATTTCGTAATGAATCTACAAACATATTAGAGAAACTAGATTGTGCAGCTGGTGGTGTACCAGAAACTGTAGATTCCCATCCTAAAACGATTCCACCACCACCCTTTCCTCCGATACTTGCATTTTGATTCCAATAAGTTCCTGCTTGTATTTCACTATTTGTTCGTGGGTTTACTATTAATTTAGGTTGTCTATCCAAAGGCCAAGCTGCAGCAGATGCAATTCCAGTTAAATGACCTCCTAAATAAAGAGTATCTTTAGAAAATCCATCGGATGTAGTTGGAGAAGTAGTATCACCAGTAAGAAATACATAATCAGAATCAGATCCTGTTTGATTGGCTAATGTTTGTGGTTGCCATCTCGTTCCTGTCGTTGCTCCACGGAATATAGTCCAACCTATATTTTCGCCAGTAGCTCCAGTAGGTCCAGTAGGACCTAATAGATTTAATCCAGTATCTTGAAATTCATTAGCAATGGTATTCCAATCGTATACTTGACCTAATGGATATGTTGATCCAGGATTACATCCTTGACCAGCACCACCTTTATAAAGAAATAGATCTCCACCGAATGGCAGAGTCACGCCAATTGATGTTGTTGTTCCGGTACAACCTACATACCATTTATTACCAGGATCTCCTTCTGGACCAGCAGGTCCAATAGGTCCAAATGGTCCAATAGGTCCAGGAGGCCCACCACCAGCAAGCATCAGTTGGTCAAAGTTAAAATTAACCTTTTCCATAAACTGATTTACTGAGTCGCTTAAAATTATTTCTTTAATAACTATTGACATCGTTTACTTTTATTTTTTCTCTAACTCAACAATAAATGATATTGAGTAATTATTTAGTTTTGGTATATTATATATCAATCTAAAATCTAATGGAGATTGAGATTTGAATTTGATACTAACATTCTCGTTAATCGCATAACCTTTTGTTAATAATTCTAAATTTGTAAGATCTAACTCTACTATAGGCAATTCATTTACGTTATTTGCAAATTGATTCTCATAGAATATAATTTTTTTAACTTTATACCTAGAATATATGTTATTATTTATATATGCATTAATATCATCGTCTAAACCAGCTTCACCAAAACTAAATGATGGGTTTATATATGCGTTAAACTCTGTATCGAAACCATCTGATCTCAAAAATTTAGTTAGAGATTTCGTAACAAAAACATCTAAAATTAACAATGATTTAGGTATTGGCTCAGCTGAAGAACCAATCATTCTAGGTTGAGAAGTTTCCATAATTTGTTGCACCACACTCTCTGGCTCATTGCTTGCATTAACTAATCCACCAGCGATATCGCTCAATTCTACAATATCAAAATTATTTAATGTTATTGTATCTGGTATATTCATAATCTTAGATCCAAAGAATGCTTTATTCTCAATTGATCCTTTATAACCAGGTACTGATTGCGTTAAATTTCGATCTATATTTTGTATATAATAATCAATATCCCAATTACTCATAAAGGAATATAAGTTTCTTTTGTTTATGGCTACTTCATCAATCTTTGGATATAGACTAGGATTACTACTCTCTGTACTCAATTTTAATATACCTTCTGGATTTTCAGGATTCACTTTGTTATAAAACAAACCTGATATTTTACCAAAATTAGGTTCATCTAAATTAAATTCTAAATTATGATATTTTGGAAACCCATAGTACCTAGTTCCTCTGACACCATCCTTTGACCCATAATAATCTTTGTAATAAAACACATCTGTAAATTTAGGTTGATATCTTCCATTGTATCTAGATAAAATGTTTAACTCAGCTCTTTCCATAGCATCTATTTGATATCCAACAACTTCGGAGCTAGTTAAAAATGTTAATTCTTGTGGTATATCGGTATCTTCACCAGGTTGTATATAATTAGCCTTATAGCTTTCAAATGGTAATGATAATTCTAAAACTTTATCGTTTTTAACTACAGTACCATCCGTTTTATATGTAATATAATCTATATCAGGATTTCCTTTATTAAATTCGCTAGCTAGTTGTGCAAAAGCTAAATCTTTAATAATTCCTTCATATCCAGAAAAACCACCTCCAAAGTATACTGGTTGTGAATCCCATATACCACCAGGACCAAATACGACAGGATTTCCAGCAGGACCTGATAGGTAGAAAGCATTAGAAAACGGTGGTTGAAACGCTGATGGAGTACCTGGTGGAACGTATGGTGTATTATATTCTACAATAGTTTGGCAATCAAATGAGTTTTGGGAAACATTAGAAATACCACCGAATACCCACGTCTTACCAGGTATTAATTGATTAACATCAATATATAGATCATTATAACTACCATCAGAATTAGTTTGCATTTCTAATACAAAATTAACATAAGATAAATTTACCGCATTTTGAGTTCCTAATACTCGAAAGCTACCGTTCGGGTTTAATTCCCAATGACTTATAGCTCCACTTAGATCAAAATTATCTGGTTGATATCCAGTAGCACCAGGCAATGGAGTACCATTTAACGGAACTAATTTATCCTTCAACGTGTATAATAAAGTTCTATCTATAAAATGATCAGATGGGGCAGTAGACCCAGATGGTGCAATTCCAAGCTTAGTAAATAAATTATCCATTAAACCTGCTTGAACTAATAACGTAATCGTTTTATATTTCTCATTTTCTATGACTTTGTAAAGTAATCCTGTCTCACTAATTGAAAGTATCGCAGCAAATTTATAGTCATTATATTTAGTACTCTTCTGGAATTTAAGTTCTCTTATATTATAGTTTACATCGCTATAATCAACTTTAGGCTTAACTACAGCCTTTACACCTCTAAATAATGTTTCCGAAAATCTATTCTCTTGTCCATATGCAAAAGTGCTATATTTAGTTTGAGTAGATACTGAAGTTCCTCCAATAGTTTCTCTAGTAAAGTATTCTCTAAAATAATCTAAATCTACTCCAGTTGGTCCATCTACTGTTGCTAATCCAAATGCGGTTGATCCTGTACCTGTTGTGTATGTTGTGCCGACGTTTATCGGCTCGTTAAAATAAGAAAACGAGTTAATTTTCTCGTTGAATGTCATGTATGGTGGATACTTTTGTAAATATAACCATTCGTGTGTATAAAACTTTGCGTTAGAACTAAATTCTCTGAATGAAGGTCCGAAGTTAGGATATCTAAATGCAGATGAAGAATTTAATCTATATGGATTTTGTCGAACATCTAAGCTATCATCATCATATACCCATTTACTAATAAAAGGAGAAACTCTAGAAGGTAACACTAATTGTTTAACAAAATTTTCTTTTAATCGATCATATTCATTAGTAATAACACTATCCGTATCTGTAAAAATATCAGGTATACCCATAAGACCAAAGTATCCTCCATTTTCTGCAAAAGAAGATGATGGTCCTATTATAGGATTGATCCAAAATGTAGCTCCAGAAACTCCAGTAGCACCTATAGAAAATGATGATGTGTATCCACCGGGCCCAGTAGCACCTAAATACCAAGCATCTAGTTTTTCTCGATCAGCATCTGCAGTTTTCATATATTGAGTAGAATAGAAATCATAATCAAAATCCTTAAATTGATATATTGAAAATAATCCACATTCATTAGATCCTAAAGAAAGTATAGGTAATTGTTTAGAAGATGTTAAAATAATGTCGTTAGATGTATCTAATATATTAACTGTATAATACTTATCAAAATCATTAAATCCTATTATTTCACCACGAACATTTAATAAAGGCTCATCCATATAAGGAACTATAGTATTAACGATAGAATTTCCAGTATCGGTCGTAACATAATTAGAATTATTTACTAATGATGTATCGTCTGCAGATATTTTTACCTTTGCCTTAGGGTTATCATTACCTCCAACAAAATTACCATGAGCAATAAACCCAAATACTTGTGTATAAGGTTGCGGACTACTTTGATATGTTGTTTGATTATATCCAGTTGATCCTGTTATAAATTTTATAGCAATTTGAGATTCTATCACAGCACTTGAATATGAAGAAATTTTAATTTTATTCCATGATGCGCTTGGGATACTAGAAAATATACATACCCGAGAGCCTATACTTACAGCTCGTATTGAAACAAAATCAGGATAATACTCGTGTCTGGTATTCACACAATTTGCAAAAGCTTCTGCTATATTTGCAGTAGATCCTAGACTACTATATAAATTAGATACGGATGTGGTTGCTGGTAATGTATTAGACGCGGTAATCGTAAATGCATCTAATATATTTAAGTTTACACCAACCTCAGTAGTATCTGTGAATAATAATCGAAATTCATCATCGTTAAGAGGAACACTTTGAAAATCTATTACACAACTCGGTCGTCCTTTTACATTTAGATTAAACTCGGCATCTATATAATTATCCGGAGTAGAATATCCTGCAAAATCTTTCCAATTTATTGAAGTATCATCTAACCTTAATGTACCATAATTAAACGCTGAATTATTTTTAATCTTATGAAATTTATTCGCTACATCTTTAACATATCCTATTCTAGGCATATCTTTAACAATTTCGTTAAGGAAAAATGAAGCACCAACTGCAGATATTGGAGGTTGTTCTGCATATAATACTATACCATCTGTGTTAGTTTGTATTTGATCGTTTACGTTTGTATTATATCCTATATCATTTTGTGTAGGTATAGGAATCTGGTTACTTTGAATAAATCTATCACTAAACAAGGAACTTCCATCTATATAAAATTTATTATATTCTGCTGCATTAACAAATAAACCAAAATATCTATAAAATTCATATTTAGTAGATTTTAGTTTATCATCAAATAGAAATTCTAAATTAAGGATATTTGCAGAAACAACGCCAAGCTCAGAAAAACCATTGGTTACTATACTTTCGTATTCTATAATCGTTTTGTCTCTTGGCCAAGTATCATGAAATAAAGATCTAGATTTGCTCGTAAAACCTGGTGCACCAATGCCAATTCCATTATATTCTGCATATCTATTATGGTCGTAACTCATCAATAATGCAGATTCTGGAAATAAGACAGATCCTGCATGATTTCTAATATATCTTCCTATATTAGATCTTGATGTTAAATCATACGATGTAACAATCTGACTCTTTTCTAATATATTATCTGTAAGATATTTAGGATTTGAAACTAAATTTATTGTAGTAGGATCTGCTTGATCTGTTAAGTTTTTTGTATTTACTGATACTGGATCTTCTGTTCTAAATATAACAAAATAATCTGGTATGTTAGAAGGCTCTATCCACATAGGTGCAAATAAAGAAAATTCCTCAGTATATAATTTAGAATTTTTTGGTTGTGCGCCATACTGATAAAAATCATCATATTGCAAACCAAATTCATTCTTAATAGATATGCTTCTATCTTTAGTTGCAACCTCGAATATATCCGTTAATTGAGTTGGAACTCGTTGGTTATAGAATCTATACAAATCGAAATAATAATCTCCCTTAGAAGAAACGGTAAATCGTTTATATTTAGATTTTGATAATTCATCATTTGCGCTAAAGGATTCTAAAAACACAGAATCTTCGCTATCTACTAAAATTTTTACATTAGATGATAATTTAGGATTGGTTCTTAAAAGACCGAATGATGATTTTTGGAGTATTTCTTTCGTCATAATTTATTTATCCATTATTGTATAGATCCTAACAAGTTACTACCTCGTGAACCGTCTGCATTTTCTTGACGAATACCAGAAACTTGAGGATTTAGAATTCTCACCGTTCTAGTTAAATCATCAACTACCGCTGATAGGCTAGTAGTAGGTACCTCTTCGAACTGTAATGATGCTGATCTGTATCGAGCGGTTATTTCAATATCAAACGAGAATCTCTCGTCGATGTTTGAATAAATATCAAGGCCAATTCTTTTCGTATATTCTAATTGATTAGTTGTTCCACTAATATCTCCACCAACATTACCTAAACCACTTGAAGTTGCACCAAAATAATCGGTCATTCTGTATTGGAAAATCAATGGTATATTATCGGCGTATTTTGTTCCGAAATTTAATGTACTGGTAGATAATTGATTTGCACCATCTACATTAATTGCACCAGTGTTATTTCTAGGAGAAACGAATAAATATGATCCACATGAATTAGGACCTAATAAATACTGGTCATATACCTCAAAAGACATTTTACTTACGTGACCTGACTCCGCAGTTGGTAGAGTTGCTGTTAGAGGATAGTACCAATAAGCTGCTTGTTTTTGACTACCACTAGTAATATCGGTAGAAATTAATGGAGCAAATCCTGAGTTTCTAACACCTGTTGGACCGGCAGCTCCAATTCCTTGAGGGCCTATAATAGGTGTAGCGGTAACATCTCCCCAAGCTGATATTGATGGATGATCTACGTGTACATATATTCCATTATTCCAGTTAGCAATCGATGCGGTAGAAACTGTTTGTGGTGTACCGGTAACTGTATCCCCAGACCAAATAAATTCTCCAGCAACTGTACCAGCACCAGGTAAAGGATATGCAGCTGAAAGATTATATTCATGATTAGTATAATCTGTTAATGATACAAGCAATGTAGGATCAGGAAACAAATTTATAGCATCTATTGGTAATGTAGCTTCTGGAACACCAGTAGTTGAGTTAACATTTTCATATAAATTAACGGTTCCATCTACGCTCGAGTATCGTGGGTTTATATATTGTCCTTTTACTTGTCCGGATTGATATGGTAAATCTATAAATTGATCGTATGTTGCAATATCATTTGGCGATAAATTACTAGGTCCTAGTGGAACAGAATCATATTTCCTAGAAGTATTGTAATCTATTTCACTAGAATCAAATCCAGTACCTGATACATAACTCGCATTAACAACCTTAGTGTAATTTCCAAATTCTCTAGAATATAATTCTAAAGGAGTAGCATTTGCATTTGATAACTGTAATAAATAAGTTTTACTAACAATAACGCCTTTTTTAACAGTTAAATCCTTTACTAGATCTATATAATTTCCACCAAATAATTTAACTAATGTATTATTCCTAACTCCAAAGTTACGTCCACCTGGATCTATAATAGTTACTGCTAGTTTTCCTTTCTCTCCAGTCAATGCTTCCTCTATTTGAGTAATTCGAATATCAAAACTAGATAATTTTTCGAATAGATTAACTACGTTTTGTTCATCGGTTAAGAATCCTGATGCAATTCCATTAGCTGTGTGTGCATAAAAAGTTTCGTTTTGTGTAAACTGTTCTGATATATGTTGAGTAATACCGGTATCTGCTAATGCCGTTGTAATTTCTAATGCTTCTGACGATAATCTTGCTTGTTCAACTATTTTACTAACTTCATTTGATGATACTAATTCATCTGGAAAATTTACTCTAACTATATCACTAAATGGAGATTCCGTAGGATTACTAGGCCATCCTGCTTCAGAAAGAGATTTTATTTTAATCTCAACTCCTTCACCTTGTTTAATAGCTATATCTAATTGATTGATATTAACAGAATCTGCGTTTTCAACATCTTCAATAACCCAAGTATACTGTCCAGTAACATCATCCTTTGTACGTTTCCTTACCGGTGTTTGCAATTCAGTCCAAGCAGAGAAGGTTCCTCTTCTCTCAGTTCCATTATTATCCTTAAATGTTATTTGTTCTGGTTGATTCGCACCACCATCTTTAGTTACATATCTGTATTGTATTACAAATTGCACAACTTCTTGTGGTGCAGTTCTTAACGATGGCATAGGTTCTGGAACTGGCCAGAATCCTTTAACTCTAAACTTAGGTGTAATTCCTTCTAAATTATCAGAATCTGCTAATGCAATTATTTCATCAACCGAAGATTTTAATAACACAGAATTAGAAGAACTATTGTTTATCAATTCATTTAATTCTGATTGATCAGTATCTCGTTGAGATTGTGATGTATATCTTTTAGTATTCATATCAGCTCTCTTGGTCTTGATAGAATTATTAAGAGAATCTAATTTAGATTGAATACTAGTTTTTTCACTTTGTAATGCCTTTATTTTTTCAATTCTAGAAACATCAGTAATGTGATTATTTATTTGTGATACTACAAAATCTGTATCAGCAACTGTTGGTGTGTTTGGAGTTTCTCCTAATGTAGCCGGTGGAATTCCATCCTTAGCCATATTATATAAATAAGTTCCAAAGTCTACAACCTTTTCTTTATAGTATTCTTCTAAAGATACAACTCTTCCTGCTGCATCGGTAATTTGTAAAGAGTTAGTATAAAATGCAACTCCCGGTGACCAATCGATCGCAGGTATTTTAGATTGAGGATTAATCGGTTTAACAAAAACTACGGTATATTCATTAAATCCTACATTTACATCTAATGTTGTAGCTATGCTTTGAGTGTTATAGTATTCTAATTTTGTTCCTATTGCTAAAAGATCATGTCCTTCAATCAATTTAATTTGCACGATGTTTCCACCATCAGTATCTATATTAGTTATCTGATATCTAGTTGTAGAATCTTTACCTTCGTTAACTATAATAAAAGAATCTCCTAATTTAAGTTGCTGAGTTTTCTTATATTCTGAAGTTGAATCATTATAATTAAGAGTATTTAATTGTATCTTAAAAAGTCTTTTAGTAAATGCAGCTCCATCAATTATTTCAGTAACAGCATCATCAAATACCTGGAGTACAGTAAAGTCTCCAGAAAATCTTAGATCTCTTGGAGGAGTATCGATAATATCTTCATCTAGAAAATATGTTATATTATGCTGGAGCAATAATTGGAAAAAATCTACATAACCTAAATTAGACTTTCCATTTATTAAATTCTTCCAAACATTTGCTTGTGCAGTTGTAGATAAATTTAATATAAATCTCTGTACTTTACATCGTTCTGTTTGTGAAGGGATCTGTCCAGTAAAATCAAATGAAATGTATAATAATGGATTAAGAAATTGTTCAAAAAACCAGTTCGTTTTAGTTTCAAACGTTGTAGGTGCTGCAATGTTTTTAATAGTTTTTCCTTCTAGCTGTAAATTAGCTAACATTAATTTTCTAAATGAACCATCTTCTAATTGAACATTTGCATTAGCATCTCCAATACCTGATAATTGTTTAACATTTTCGTTTAGTCTATTAATATCAGCTTTAATCTGACCATAACTAGGAACGAATACTTTACTGATTTGATTATTTGAATCTATTACATCGATCTCAACCACATCTGAGTCTGTAGTTGTAATGTTAGACAACTTATTCATAATCTCTAAAGAGTTTTGATTAACTCTCAAGAGGTTATCTAATAATGATGATAATGAATACTGTGTTGTATAATCTATATTTGAATTGGCCATTCTATTCTATTTTTTATTTAATAACATCTACATTAAATGAGTAATTTGTCTCATTAGTGCATATAATTTCTATGATCGGTTTTGTTGTGACTAGATCCGCAATGTTTAAGCTACCTACTAAAACTCCGTAGTTTCCGCTAGACATTTGATTAGTAGAATCAGTCTTTATATTTATTTTCCAAGTTCCTATGTTAATTATATCATTAAATACAATTCGCATAGTTTGTCCTTTACTCCAAGTACATTGAGAATCATCTATATTAATCACAAGATCATCTAAAAAAACTGGTGCAGTTGCTCCTACATTCTTAAAGTAATTTGTAAATTCTCCAAGGATTAATTTATTACCGTTTCCAGTAGCTCCAGCAGTCATACCGTTATTTATTCCATAATTCAAATATCCTGAAGTATTTCCACAAACACTAAATGAATAATAATTTTCAACTTTATTTTCAACCGTAATTTGATTAGGTACTGATTGATCTATAATTATTCCAGGACCTGGTTGTACTATATCAGTATTGTATGTTAAATTAACATTGACTTTACCTGTTAGAATATCGTTGATATCAGAAGAATTTAATCTTATTAAATCTAATAAGGTAGTTTCTCCAGCATAACTAGTTTGTGTATTACTAACAGTAGTTTGTAAACTTGCAATCTGTTGTTCTAATACAATTAAGTCTGATTGTTGAAAATAGTATTGCTCTAAAGAAGTTACTCTATTTTCTAATTTTATATTTTCTAATTTTTGATCTATAAACATGTCTGCAGATTCTTGCAATCTAACTGATGCATCTGCAAATAAATCCATACCGAATGTTAAATCTTCTCTAATAACAGTTTCAACTCCAACATTATCAGACGAAGTATCGAATTTAAGATTTAGTTTAAGACCATATGAATTACCATTAAGTTTTGTTATAGCATTAGGCTTAAATTTATTAAAGCCTTTTAGTGTAGATATAGAAGGTCCATTTTCATAATCATCTAGTATTAAAACTCCATATAGATTTCTTGCAAAGTTTTGAGGATTTGACACATCATAAGTATCATAATAAACAAGACATGCATTAAATTTGAAATCAGAACTTACAGCAGAAGCATTAAAATCTCCGATTGTATTTAATTCAGGATCTTTAGTAATAGGATAATAATTTGAAGCATCAAAATCTAAAGCAACACCATCCATGTGTGATATTCTACTTATATATGGAGTTGATTGTATATAAGATGTTACATTACTATTAGCAGAATTACCAAAGGTTGCGCCTAGAATATAGGTATCATTAGTACCATTATCGTAAAAGGCATTGTTATTTAATCCAAATGGGCTAATACCAGGAGCTCTTCCAAAAATTTGACCAGTACCATCGCCATTCCAAAACATTCCTGGTTTATAATTATCGTCTTCTAACGTTTTGAATAAAACTAACGGAGTTCCTCCATGACTAGTAGGAACGTGAATATAAATTTCAGAATATGACTGGCCACCTTTACTTATACTATTTATTATTTCTATATCTCCTAAGTATTTTGTTACTGGAGTATAGCTATACGTACTTCCGGCAGGAGATTCTTCAGTATATCTACCAGTTGTATTAGCTTGGCTTGTTGTATTTGCATCTTCCCAACGTATAGCGTTTATATTTTTTAAGAAATGCCACCATATTCTCTCAGCAGTAGTAGAGAATATAGTTTCATCGTATGCTTGTATTAAATTATTTTGACTTGCTAAAACAAGTTGTTCAAAATTTAATGCATATGATTGAAATGCTTGAGCAAAATTAAAATTATTATCAACTGCGTTAAAACCATTAGCTACTACACTACCAGAACTAGAAGTTCCACTTAGAGAATCTAATGCTTGCCATATAATAGTATTGTTTCCTAGACTAGGAGTTTGTACTGATGGTAATTCTAGTAAAGCGTATTTAGAAAATACAAACCTAGCGTTATCATCAGTAAAGGTTTTAGATATGTCCTTAGCTGCGGATGCAAATGTATAAAATGTTCCACCCTGTACTTTTAAGGGCTGAAGGTATGAAGTAGCCATCTATTATTTATTTTATTTTATTAAATGTTAGGAACAACTTGTACAGCGTACCATGTTGCACCAGCAGTACCACCATCCCACCAGATTTTCAAAGGTGTGTTTGTATTACCTCCTCCATAATCTGTAAATATCATAGTTCCATTAGCTGGAGTAGCACCACCGGCAATTCCACCAGCAACCGATGTAAAACCAATTGCAGTTAAGTGAGGTAAAACTACACCACCAACTGTATCAGAAGTACCACCTGGACTACGCATATCCCATGTTGGATAAGTTCCACCAGCAGCAGTTAAGCCTAAACTATACTTATCTAGTTGAAGTAAACTTCCAACATAGAATCCATAAGTTGTACCAACTTTAACATCACCAAGTAAAAGATTAATGTTTCCATTATTTACTACTAATGCATTCGTTAAAGCTGAACCGTTAATTGTTATTCCATTTGTTATAATATCATTTGCACTCCCATATATAGAGTTATCAAACCTCCCTGATACAATATCAAATGCACTTAGTACGCTGTTTAATGCGTTCTCCAATGTTTTGAAGTTATCGTTGATTGTTATTCTGGATCCGCTAAGTGAATCAGTTCCTGCAATCGTTGTAGTTGTTACTGCCATTTTCTTAAATAATTTTTATGAATTCTTTTTTAGTTTTTGTTTTACTATTTCCGTTATTATCCGTAACATTCAGCTCAAGTGTGTAGCTTCCTTTCTGAGTAAACAGATAACTGAAGTATGGATTATTATAGTATATATTCTCCCAATTATTATCATTTTCCTTAATCAACGTCCATGATGGATAAGTCTTACCTTCCATAGGAGAAAGACTATAATTAAATTGAATTTGGGTGAGTATTGGGAACTCACTTGTATATTTATGAATACGTAAAGTATTCCATGTAGAATTTGATGTGATAGACCTTCCACACATAGTTCCTGCAATTCCGGATGTTCCGCCAAGAACCCAGCTAGTTGCACCAGTAACACCAGAAGCAGTAAATGAAACGCATTGATCATCATAACTAGAGAAATAATCTATAGATGCTTGTATTTTAATAGGAACTAAACCAGAAGGTGGTTGAGCAGTAGGTCCAGTTCCTCCGGTATATCCAGAAGCTCCATACACCATATTAAAGCCATAATTAAGTATAGGACCAGTAACTCCACTTGCTCCAGTTCCTGATATATTTAATCCTTGACTCACATTAGTTAATGCAGTATATAAAGCAGAAATTCCAGTAGCAGTAAATCCATAATTCCATCCAGTAATACCATTAACTTCATTTCCATAATTATCTAACCAAGTACTTGGACCAGGAATAGTGATAACACCTCCACTTGCACCAACTGCGAAGATTTCAAATGTAACCGGAATGTCTCCCATATCTCCAAAGTTTTTGGATATGTATGAATATAATTCGTAATCTGCAGCATTAGTAGATTGATCTACAAGTAGTATACCAGTCATTGGATTACTCGACGTATTAGCCGAGAAGATTTGCAATTTATGCTTTTTATTAGTAGATTGTTTTTTAGATACAAATCTAATATAAGGTACTAACGGATTGAGAGGATCTTGATATTCTTCTTCATAATATGTTATATACTTATCAAATAATGGATGTGCAGTATATCCTGGATTTGTTTCTAATTCCATATTGATTTGTCTTACAACTTCCTTAATTTGCAAAATAGGGGTTGTTAACGTACCTCCAAATGAAGGATCTTGGATTCCAATCCAATCAATTTCTCCAGTTACGTCTACCTTAACCCAAGAAGTACCACCAATAACTCCAAGTCCACCTCCCTGATATTGATATACATTTGTTGGATATCCATCACCCAATGGATCCATATTTATTATATAATCTCCATAAGTACTATTTGTATTAGCTATTATTTGGTTTATATTAGGTACTGTTCTAACAAACGAGTTAACTGAATTAGGTGTCTTATAAATACTTTCATCAACTAGGATAATATAATTGTCATAATAATTCAACGCGATATTTGGGCCTAGGTCCCATGGAATAAGACCAGGTCCACCTGATAAACTTATTTGTGTAATCTTAGGTCCTGTTATATCCCACCATAGATGGCACATTTCTGCCCATGTAGCAGTATCTTCTATTAAGTTCCATTTATATGCATCTAAATCGTTTAATCCAGATGATGGTTCAGTTCCTGGTATTAATGGAAGTGTAGCTATGCTATCACAATATCCTTGATTTGCAGGATCATTCTGTGTTTGATAAAATTCAATTCTATCTAGATCGTTGTATGTTAAATCTTGCATACTCATTTGCTCATTCTCTTGTACAGGTAAATTCCATGTACTATTATACATTTCGTATGTTGGAAGATTTGGTTTTGGTGGAGCAGGGACTATATCGCTTTGTCTAGTGATCGTTTTAGTATCCCATTGATAATCACACACTCTAGAACGATAATGTCCTATAAAGTCTAAATCCTTTGTATTAACACATAGAGCAGCTTTTTCTATCCATCTAGAAAAACCACCAGTGCTATCATATATTCTTAATTCTACTGTATATGTACCAGTTAAATCTAATAAAATTGGGAATTGATTTCCATCTTCTAAACTTAATAAACCACTCTCAACTGTATAATCGCTAGTATCATGTGTTATTATCCATTCTAATTCATAGAAGTTTCCATTTCCTATATTATTCCAATTATAAACAACCGGATTGTTCCATGGAGTAAATGTTGCGGTAGGACCTAATATACTGCTTGTCATACCGAAATTCATAGTCGGTCCACCATTCCAGTTATAAGGACTTCCTGGAGTTGGGCCACAACCAAATGTACATCCAGGTAAATAAGGACCCCATGTATAAGTTCCTGTATTATAGAAAGGCCATCCTGAATTACCGAAATTAGGTGGATCAAAAACACTACCTTCAGATACTGTGCTAGTTTGTCCATACGAATTTGTAGATCCTAACGGATATGAACTTTCTATGTAAGTATAATCGTATCCTGAGAAATTCAGATATTGAGTTGGACCTGCCAATGTAGGTACCCAATCTACTTGATTATATGTAACTTTCGCATCTTCCCAATTTAACTCAAACGAACAATTTTCTAAAACAAATGGAGCTGCAATTGGTGCACATGGATCATCTGGTAAATCATATATAGATCTATTACTATTACCAAACCATCCCATAAAGGCGCTAGAGTATTGTGCAAGAGGACCATCTCCTAGAAGATGCCATATGATAGGATATGCTGGTGGAACCGAACCAAATGCTGGTAGACCGTGAGTACCTCCAACGTTAGTTGCTCCAGGAGAAGCAGATACTGTCCAAAATGATAATGCTCCAGTAGGAGCTCCACCAACGATAGGTCCTAGTCCAGATCCACCGGTTGGTCCTACTATACTAGTTTGTGTAACGGTTAACCATTCATACGTTCCGATATTCATAGTTGCTGTTGGTCCATTAGTAGATGCAGTTCCTCCAGGCCAAGAAACAATAACACCCCACTCATCTGTCCCGGTTGCTCCAGTCATAGCTTGAAACGAACTAAAAGGTTCTATTGTTTGGGAATTCCAAAGATCTGCCATCCCTGATATAATTTGTCCTAGGGTTGCTCCAACTAAAGTATTAGTATATGTTAATGTAGCACCAGTCACTTGATCAGTCCATGTCCAATTATCACCATACGCAGCATTATTAAGAGGTATACCTCCAATGTTGTTAGCGGTAAAACCAAATTGTTCAACTAGGAATGGAGTATTTCCAGCCATATTCAAATTTGGTGGTATTTTTATTCCAATAAAATTATTAGGTGCTAAGTCAGTTATTAAACTACATCCATCTTCTGGCATAAATTTAACACATGGATTTATGTTTAATTCTATATCATCAATTCTACAAACATCATTCCATATATTTACATCGTATCGAGCATAGTAAACAGCCTCTCCAATGATATCAACAATCCTTGCATTTAGAGGTAAGAAATAATTTTTAAGTTTTTGTTTTAATGCAAATAACTTTATAAGAACTTCCTCATTACTAAATAAGAATGCTTCTTCTACAATAGGTATACCATCATCATCAAAGCTTCCACTATCTCGAGTTATGTCATAAAATAAACCAAATTTAGAAGTCTTTTTATAAACTTTATTAGGTATCATTGTCGCATCACCCATTAAAGCAGTTTTAGGCTCTGTACTAAATAAATCTTCAATAGGAGTTTGCTTATATCGTATTCTCGATTCTTCAGCTTCGTTTTTTCCAAGATATTCATCGATATTTAGCCAGTATTCTTTAAGAGTAACTTGGTCGTACCCAAACCATTTTAGTATGTTGATTAAAGCTTTGTATGAACCCGTGAAAGGAAATATATTATCCCATTCTAATAATAGCTCCTTTCTTTTAGCATTTAATTTAATATAATCAGGTAAAATTTCATTAATATCCACATCATCAAAAATCTTAAAATCTGAATTATTTATAGTTGATCCAAAATTTTCGATCATCGTTTCTAATCGATCATCTTCACCTTCAGTTTCTCCGTAAAATGTAATTTCTGCAAATACATGAGTTGCACCAATACTAGTTACTCCAATTCCTGCAGTACAACCAAAGTTATTAGGACTAGGTCCAATTTCATATAAATAATTAGGATCTATTAGTTGTAAAGTCCTCGAATACGAATCTTCATTCTTAGATTGCAATCCTACTCTGATAGACAACGCCTCAGCATTCCAAGTACTACCTGGCGATGTACCAACAGCTTGACCAGTACCACCGGTTAGGCCACCAACAGGAGGTATAACTGGACCAACTAAATCTAAAGCATTAGAATCTAATGTTATATCTAAGCTATCATGTTTAATTACAGTTGGTGTAGGTCCTGGATAATTTTCAATAGACCATAAAAATAATTCAGGAACGTTAGAGTATGTAGAACCAGCTTCAGTATCTTTCCACCTCGCGAGTATATTATTATATGTAGCTCCTGGACACCAAGAAGATAAATTTAATTTCTTTGGGCTGTATAGATTACCTGCGTTCATAGGAACTGGAGTTTCAGCTTCCTGTAAAACGTATAATGGTTCGTATTCAATTAGATCAGTAGAAACTTTATCTAAATAAATAGTACCTGTCCATTTATCAAGATCTTCGTTATATGTAAAGTTGCAGTTATCTCCAGCCTTATCAAAAAATCTCCACCATGAATAATTTTGTCTCTTTAAGCTCATTATATTAGTTTATATTCTTATCATTTTTAGGAACTGTGAAATTAAAATATGTTCTAATTACTTTAACCGCATCTATTTGCTCTACAACAACATCATTAACATAAGATAAAAATTTTCTTATTGGTTCGTTACTTTGAAATCTTGGCATCATAGTCCTTTTCACTATGATATCTTCTTGATGATAGTCGAATCCTTTATGGAGACGTTTAACACCAAACTCTAAAGCCTTGCTATATAAATTCTTAGGATTTTTTTCTTTCATTACTCATTAAGATGTTTTTATTTTGTGTCATAATTTGTTGAGAAAGATTCTCAGGAATTATTTCATCGATCATGATATTAACTGATGCTATATTGTTATTTTTAATATCTGTATTTATGTATACTCCATTGTGGTCGGTCCATCCACCTCGTATAATAGGCATTTCATTAAGTCCTATTTCAATGTCTCCAAATTTATCTAAACCTAATTGAGGATTCTCTATAACGGTTCCGTTAGGTTCTGCGGTAGTAACAGCACTTCGTTGCAGCATAACTTTAGTAGTTATTGGAGTTCTGATAGACCTGATTGCATCTATTTCGTAAGTAGTCTTATAATAATATCCATTAATTAATGCCTCTTCGTTTACTTGTGAAATAAATTCTATATTCACTGAATCAATACCACTAACCGTTTCTAATAAAGCAACTATATCAGATTTAGGAATTTTATCTCTACGTTGAACATTAATAAAGTATGATGCTAATAATGCAAGAATATCACTACGTAAACTATCAGTATCTACTCCAGAAAAGATTCTTAAAGAAACATTTAACTCGTATCTTGTAATTATAGGATCAACTACACTCAATTCAGTAGAAACAACCTGTCTTCCGCTTTTTTGTATGTATGTTATTAATGCTTTCTTTTCATCTTGTGATAAAACAAAATTAGATTCTGCCGTGGTATAATAATCAGTATCTAACGATAATTTACTTTGAACGTTTGGTACTAAAAATAAATAAACTACATTGTCATCATCTAGATATTCATCGTCATACGTATTATATGCATTAACATAAGAAAAATCGAATCTAGATAAAAACGCTATATAATTATCTGAATTAGCAAGAACTAAAGCTCTAGAAGTTCTTGGGGCAATTAATCTAGTTAAATCTAAACTTTCTTCCGGAGAACCTAAAACTAACGGTGCTGCTACACTTACATTAAAAACTTCGTTAAGATCAACTTCTTCTCCTATATTACTAGAACCTTTATCCATAAATTTCCAAGTTAATATATCAGAATTTGCGTAAAGATTTCCTCGAATACCTGCTGTTGTAATATATTCAACAGTTATATTTGATCCGTTAGTAGGAACGTATCCAAAATCTTCGTTACCAAAATAAACATCTATTCCATCGTTAATTCCGGTTTTTAATATGCATGATTTTTCATCTTTAGTCATATCGTAAAGCGAATCTACAATTCCATATTGTTCACCATTAACAAATACAAAAACATTATCTTGTTCTATTGATTTTGGAGAATTGAAATTATAACTCTGTAAATTAGAACCATTTGCAATAACGGTTTGTTCTTCTACTTCACCTTGAATAACTCTAAAATAAAATATGTCATTAACTGTCAAATCAATTTTTATTTTCCCTTGAACATTATCTACCTTAACAAGATAAGTTAACCCTGTGTTTTCATTCATTATACGAGTATTATTAGTAACGAATAAATAAGGAATTCCTAATTCTCCTTGGGCACCTGTTTTTATATTCATTGCAAACGTACCTCTTGCGCTGATAGCCCTAGTTGGATTATGTCCAGCTAATCTAGCTAATCCGTATACTGATCGCTCCTTAAACGCAGTAAATATATTTAATTCTACGATCGCATCTTCTATATAATAGAAAACCATTTGAGTTAAATTCTGTAATACAGAAAGTATTTGACCAAACGGAGATGCTGGCGTAAACGTTGCCTTAGCCTTCTGATAAGTCCTAACTAAGTAATCTTGAGTTTGATTAACTAAGTCGCTAAATCTAATTTTACTTTTTTCGAGAAAATTATTATTTGTATTTCCTAATGCCATTTAATGTTTTATGTTTTTATCCTACTATAACTGAAAACTTATCAGTTCCATTTATTTCTATTGATACTTGTGCAATATCTTTAACAGTACCCTTAAAAAACTCGACATCGACTACGTAAGAAAAGTATTTACCTAATGTACAATATGTGTTTATTTGTTGAGTGACTGCCGCCTTCAAAGCAGAAGACGATAAACTAAACGACCATATATACTCATCTAAACTTGCACCAAAATCTATATTACCCAAAACCATAGTTTTTGAGGTAAATAGACAGTTTTCTATTTGCTGTTTGAATAATTCTAAGCTGTTCTCCATTTCTAATTGCCCAACTATGTAATTGGGGTCTTGTGGATTTCTTGCATAAAGATCGTTTAACATTTGTTTTCTGGTAAGAGTATTATACTCATTTTATTTTTTTAATTTCATCTACCACAACGATAGATTCACATATTATCATAATATATTTATCCTTTACTATTTATTATCATTTCCGGATGTGAAGAACCAATCCATTCCTTCGTCTGTTTTTATTTCTTCTTCAATTTTTTCTACTGCATTTTGACCTTCTTCTCTAAGTAAATCATAATTTATAGTCACACCTCCAGGTAAATTAAATGCAAATGTACCAAGAACTCTAGATAATTGAGTTTTTGCTTTTGCACAAACATATCTAAAAAAGATTTCATCTTTCATTAAATAACCTACTGGCAATTCTTCATATACTGTTATAACTACATCGTTTTGTGGCTTTTCTCCTAAGAAAACTAATTCCTTAGAGTTAGTATTAAAATTATAACTAATTGGATGGAATAAAACATGACTTGCCAAATCTATCCAATACTGGTATATGGTTGCATACATTAATGCTTCCGTAGAACCATCTATTGTATAAATATCCTTAAATAAAACTTTCTCTAATGAAAAGTCAGGCATACTTTGCATAGGATCATATAAACTAAATCCATCTTTAACTTGCCTAACAGCAATGATAGAGTAAATGCAATCCGGCATTTTAATAGTTCCATATTGAGAGTATGTAGGTATCTTTTCAAAGTTATCTGCAGGTATTACATAATATCTTTCCTGTACAGAATACTCATACTTTTTGTAAAACCATTTAGCAGCATATTTAATAATACGCTTAAGTTCAGTAACCGGTACACTAAATGGTAATGCACAAGATACTGTTAGCTCTTGTTGAACTTCTGCTAAAAATTCATCCTGAGCTAATTGGTTTTCTGGAATTTGTCCATTATATACATTTTTGAAATGATCAGTTTTTCCCATTTTGCGTTTCTTTATTTATTATAGATTTTTGTATAATCTATTAGTTCCGTTTGTTTTGATACTTGCGAATGAATTCCAAGTCTACCACTAGCAATTTTGCCACCTTTTATAATTCCTTCAATAGTTGATAATTTTCCTGTTATATATGTATTCTCTATTTCGCTTGTTCTATTTATATATGTATCTCTAAGTCTAGAATTTTTAACTTTACAAAACCTATATAAATTACATTCACTTAACGATGAATTATTTATTCTGCATTCAAAGAAAGAACATTTTTCTGCATATTGAATAACCAAATCACAATTGATAAATTCCCATTCGTGTATTGTATAAATGTTTGCTATAACATTTTCAATTTGTATTCTAGACATTGCACTGTCATAATTTATAGAACCTTCAGTAATATCAGATGAAGCCAATAGGTCAAAAATTTGATCTCTAAATTTAGCATATTTAGACTTAATAATCTGTGGATTTGTATCTAGATCTACAGTTAATTTAATTTTAGGATATGCTTCAGCAAAATGCTCATATGAATCATAACCCTTTAGTATACGATCGCTGCTTTTAATTATTTTCTTAAGATCCGCTTTATTTTTATCTGTATAATTAGGCATAAATAAACATTTAGATAAAAAACCATTGTATATACCTATAAGATCTAATGCTTCTACAATTTTATATTCATAATCTTTACCGCCAATATATCTAAATTCTACGAATCCATCTTTAACGCGATTAAATAATACTCCGAAGAATTCCATATTTGGTAAAATATAGTTAAAATCTTGTACATTTACATTTTCAGATCGATAAAATTTATTTTGCGGCAATATATTTTTAATAGATTTGACATATAAAGAATCCTTTTGGCTAGGAAAAAACTTCCACATCATATCTTCATTAAATTCTAAAATAAATTTAAGAATATCTAATTTCTTAATACTGATAGGGATCAAAGCTTCGTTATACGAATAATCTACCTTGGCAATACAAGTCTCATCCGTATAACAATACTCTTTAATTAACGAAAAGGCCTTAATAACCGTTTGTCTAGATTCAGAATATGGCATAGGAGCTGATATAAAAGAAAATCTTTCGCTTCCTAGGCTATAAGATTCTTTTATATAAAATTTTCCATTTTCTGGGGTAAATTCATCGGTCGTTATTACGATTACTGGAGTCTTTAGTACAGAAGAAAATTTCTCAGCAACCTTCTTTATACTAAATTTACAAAAGAAATCTAATTCTAAACCAATGTATGATGCTATCGCAAGCCTTTTGTCAGAATAAGCATTAAAGTCCATATATGAGGATATTTTTATTTATATATTCCCGCTATATTTTGAAGAACACCTTTTTAGATTCAGGTTCAATTTTTATCAAATTTAGGGTAATATCTTCGCCTTCTTCTAATCCGTCTATATCAATAAATTCAGGAATATCAGAGACATGTAATAAACCAACAATTTTAGGTTCTAACTCAATAAATAAACCATATTTAGTTTTCTTTCTAATTTTACCTGTTACCTCAGACGGTATATTATATTTCTCTAGAACATCGTTCCAAGGATCCATAACCGGAATAAACTCCTTCTGTGTTAAAATTATTCTATCGTTAGATGCTAATTCCTTAACGGTAAAGTCGATTTCATCTCCAGGAGTCAAAGTTCTATTATTAAATTTATGTAAATCCTCTTCATCTAAATCAGATTTATGTATTAAACCAGTAAGACATTTATTAAATTCGACAAATACTCCGAATCTAGTAGTTCCTGTTACAAATCCACCAAATGCATCACCAGGATCAATGGCATCTAATGCCTGTGGAATTAATGCTCTTAAATAATCTCTATGAGAAACTACAATATAATCTTTTTCTTTTGAATAGTTTATAGGACATACATAAATAGATGTATCTAAAAGTTCTTCGAAATTTACTAATTTATTTACACCACCTAACGAACCTGGCATAAAGCATCTAACTCCTTCAATATCTAAAAAGTATCCACCATGAATAAGTTCCTTTACATATGCTAGATACGCGGTTGGTTGTCCTATTGAATCGAAAATTTCTCTATATTTTACATGTTTGATTGCTTCGCTGTAAGAAACCTCTAACTCACCAGAACGATGAAGATTAGATCGTTTAATTATAACATCAATTTCAGCATTTACGCTAAAACTTTCTATGTATTCTGGTTTTTCTTTGTGTAAATCTAATAGAGCAGATTCTCTCCAACCGATATCCACGTATGCATATCTATTACCTATTGAATCTATAGTACCTTTAACTAAATGTCCTTCATTTGGTATTAGTAACTCTTTAGTAGTGTCGTTTATTAAATCGTAAAGGTGTTGAGCGTTTGGCTCGTGTGAAAAAACTTTATCTTTATCGTTTTTTACTTTGATCTTTTTGTTGTGTTTTCTTTTGCTTCTATCGGTAGCTTCGTAAGCTTCCCAATCAAAATCTGCTAAAGGTTGGATATGTGCAGTGTAGGAATTATTTGACATTCAATTTATTTTAAGGGTTATTGTAATAATATAATCTATATATCTAAGTTTTCTGTTTGTATTTAGATGACTATTCCTGTTCCAACACCTGGAGCAGTAGTAGCTTGTGCAGTAGCTGAACCGACGGTAGGTATTCCTGGTGCAACGGTTGTTTGAACTAATCCAGTTCGTATATAAGCATCTATATTTAATACTAATACTGGTGTAAGTTTTGCAGCAAATACCATTCCAAATAAATCAGCAGCCTTTTCCATATCTATTGTTTCATATCCTTCCTGTTCATTGTTATTAACTATATTAGCAATAGGATTAGCTATACCTTTTGAACAATCAACTGCAACGTTAATATCAGGCAATCCTAACGGTTGTTCTAGTTTTATATCTTTCTCTTTATCGGTTGGATCCATACCTCGTTGATATAAGTAAATAGATTCTCTTGCTGCTTCATTTATCGCATCAAATAAAGTTGGAAATAAGGTTAATGGTACTAAAGGCATATTTTTTGTTTTTAATTTATATTATATATTTGCTTACATAGACGGTCCATCCACTGAAACAGTAGAAGATCTAGTTTCTGGAATTTTAGTAGATTTTATAGGAGATCCTATCACTGTTTGAATAGGAATCATAGCTGCAGATAATTTCGATAATTGAGCACCTAGTGGACTTAACGGAGGAATACTACCAACGATTATAGCTTGTTGCTTACCAAAGCTTTCTACGGCCTTTGCTAAATTATTTATTTCATCGGCTAATGCATCCAATGCTGTAACATTTTTTTCGCCTAATGTAGCAGGTTCATCTGATTCATCTTCCTTTCCTATACTAATGTGATTATCTTGTATATGAATAATCTTTCCTCCAGAATGTTCTATATAAACGGTATTATCTGGTCTTATGTTTACCTTACTTTCATTATAATTTAACATCAATCCAGTTTCTTCTGTAAAGAAAATTTTGATAGGCCCTGGTTGAGATTCTGTATCATATATTAACGAATGTGCATTCTCGTAAGAGGCCGAAATCTCATCTTTAAGTTCATTAGAGATCCGCTGGTTGAATGTATAGATTGGGCAATATATATTACCATTATCAAATTTAACATTCACCAGAGAGTCCAATTTAGGAACAGAATAGAATCCACCTCCACTGTTCGAACCTGCAGTTATATTTGATGATGGTACTGCCCATGGTAAAAGAGTTGGATCTAATCCTTCAAAGAATCCAAATACCTCAATTTTAACACGTCCTATCTTTAATGGATCTTCGATATCTTTTACAACACCACAATAATTTCCATCTCTAACATTATCCTTAAAAAAGTCTTTTTGTGTAATCTGCATTATTCAAATATATTTCCTGATGGGCTGTTACTCGGATCAGTATTAGTTAAAGATGATCCTTCCTTTTGAGAACCGTCTGTGATATTTCCATTTGCTGGTGTTGAAGAATCGTTGTAAACGTTTTGATCTATATTTTCTTTAGTATCATTAGAAAGCGATGGAGAACCATCTGTGATATTTTGACTAATTTTCTCTCCACCATAATTAGATAAAGAAGGCGATGTAGATCTTTCATATACGTTACCTCCAGCTTGAGCCATATGTCCAGGTGTATTTAATATAGATCTACCAGCTTGTTTAATAGCAGATCCTATTGCAGCTACTCCTCCAGGACCACCTAATGTAGATAAGCTAAGACCGTATATATTACCTAATGCTAATGCAGCTATTTTAGAATTTGCAAAACTTTCAACTTGTTTCAATCCTTGTTCTGCTAAATTACCTAAAAAGTCTTTTGGATTCGCTATTGCCTGAGCAACATTAAATTTAATCTGGCCAGTGACTCCTCCGTCTAATGCATCTAAAGCAGCTTCGTCTAACGCAGGTATCCAACTATCTGCAACCGGATTTTTATCCCACCACTCATACATATTTACTTCCTCTACCGCTTGGTATTTTATTGTTAATTTTTGCTTTATCCCATCTCCAGGATCAGCATGACTTAATGTTTCTAAATGACCAGCAGATTCGGTAGGATCAAATTCACAAAAATCAAAATGAAATAGATTTCGTGTTGTGCTCATAGGAACGCCTTCTACTATATTTACATTAGGATTTGGCGGATCGTTTAGAATTTCATTCATACCAGTTAAATCAGCAGCGAATGTAGCCGCTTTAGATTTGAACGTTTTAGCTGCATCAGCTAATCCAGTAAATTTACCGTTATCATCTCTAAAATCTGCGAATGCTTGTGCATTAGGATTTGAAATCCATCTTTGCTCATATACATAAACCGACATAGAAAACTGTCTTAAATTTTTAGGAACTACTTCTCTTCTATATTTCCAATCAAAGCATGCCTTTCTATATAAATCTATAAGAGCAGTCATACGTAAATCTATAGATTCTAAACATTCGATTTCTAATTTAGTATCTTCTTTAATTAAAGGAATCGATAAATCATGCTTCCATGCATCTTTCAAACCTGTTAAATTTTGAAAAAACCAAGGAGTTTGATTATTAATGCCATGTAAAATTCTTAAAAATTGTTTAAGATAATATGCACGTTGTCCATCTCCAATCGAAGTTAAAAAACCTAATGCAGTATTTGTTGGTGGAGCAGAATCAACAGCAGCACCCCATAATAAGCCGCTATCTGCTTGATCGAAATTAAACAATAGTTTGAATCCTAAAACAGTAGGATCTTGTGTGTTTAGGTAACGATTATCCGTATAATATGGATTCGTTTTCGCAAAGGCGTTTTTAGCCGGATCAGTATATGGTATTACTTTAGTCATATTATTAGTTGTCTGAATTGCTTGCAGATATCGGCCATTCTCTTCGAAGAAGCGATAGGTGCTGCATTATTTTACTGTTATCTCTACTATATTTATACGTTATTTCTGAAATGACATAATATCCAGAAAGAAATTCATTTTTAACCATCTGACCAGGTTCACTGTAATTTGCAGCTTCATCGGTTTCTGCATTTGTAGGTTGTTCATCATCTCCTAATTGTCTATCTCTATTTTCTAACGTTTTATTTTGAACTTCTCCTGTATTGTATATAATAACCGGTATTCTTTGGTATCTATATAAAGCCCAATTCACAGCTTCTAATATAACCGTCATACTCATTTTGTTAATTTCTGAATTATTTCCTATATTATTTGCAATTGCAAACATATAGTTTGAATGAACATTTTCAAATTCTTCTGATGGTTGTTTTCCTAAATACTTAGCTTTTGTATTATTCTCCCAATACTCTGCTGGATCCGTAGCTCTACCTCTCATAGGTATTTCACTTTCTTCTGATCCTGGTGTATTTAACGGAGTTATTAAAAATTGTTCTAATCCCTGAAATTCACCATCATTATTATTTTCATTTAGATTAAGATATTTAACGTTTCGTCTATATCCGTTAGCCATCCAAATTTCTCCAGTTTTATTTACAAGATTATATGATGCAATATGCATATTGGTTCCTGCAACATCTTGGCTATTAGACAATCGTAAACTACCAGGAACTCCATCTTCTGAAGCAGCATCCTGTGGTGATTGCATAGAATAATCTATTTGTGATATCGCTGTTACATCTTCCATAACATCTTCTAAACTAAATTGCTTATTTATATTAACCATACATAAATAATAATGTAGATCTACATACGAAGTAAAAAACGAATCGTCATCCTTATATGCAGATCTAGTAGTCTCAGCTATCCATTCATCTCTTCCTGTATCAGCACATATCCTAGCCATTAAATCATCAGTTCCATCTTCGTTAGATGCAAAACCTAATTGCAATCCTTCTGCACATTCTAATAAATGATCAAACGAATTGCCTGGTTGAAATCCCTGTACTACATCGGCAAACATTAAAGGAACTTTCATTATACAATTAAACGTATACTTTGCAGGTTCTCCATCGGTAGGTTCTTCATCTTCACTTCCTCCACCGGCTGGAGATCCAGGTACTGATGATATACTAGAAATATCAAAATCTATTCTAATTGGTCGATATGTAGTTATAGGTCTCGGTTTCAAGTATAACGAAACAACATAACCATCTAATGGATATTCTAAATCTGTTAGTTTTCCAAGACGATCATCTACAACAAACGTTGCAGTTGGTAAGAATCCATCGTTTTTTAATTCCATAAACGATAAATCCTGTATTTGAATTTTATTAGTACCTATTTGAACTACCGGAAACAAACCACCCTCCATTGTTTGCTGTTGCATTGTTTGATTATCGTTTTCTGGTGAACTTTCGTTTTGTGCATCTACACTTTGTTCATCCTCTACGAAAACTTCATCTAATGCAAGAGTAGGTTCTGTTATAGTTAGTATGTCTCTATCGACCGTTGCCATATTTATGTCTGATTATTCTTATTACTTCCACCATTCCTATAATTAGCAAAAATTAATGCACCTGCCTTTGTGGTAACCGCAGATTCTCCAGGTTTTAATTGGTTTGATGGTGTTATTGTAGAAGATCCATTTTGTTTACTTGCAGCCAATGCTGCTAATTTAGCTAATCTTTCTTCTGTAGGTTTGCTAAATCTATTTTTATCTATAAATGCACGCTTAACTTCTTCTATTTCTTTCTTACTAGGTTTTGGTTGAATATACATTGTTTTTGCACCATCTAATTTAGGTATCAATAATAAATCACCTTCGTTAACCGCAAACGGATTTGATATTCCATTAAATTTAAGTATGATATCTGTGTGTATATCTGTACCATATGCAAACATGGAAATAAGATCCGGTCTCATTGCGTATTCTTCATTAACTATAACAGTTCTTGCTATAACAAAATTAGGATCTGCAAAGTTAGGCTTTAACGTAGGTTCTGTTAAATCAGTAACCATCTTATCAACACCATAATAATTAGTCTTTGTTATGATTCGTTTAAGATTCATATATTTTAAGTTTAACGCCATATGTTATGTTGTATATTTTGATGTGTTTTCAATTCCACCAGCACCAAGATTTTGATGATTTGGGAATCTCTGTGCTAATATATCTTGTACGTTAGCTTCTTCTCTTTCCATTGCTGGTTGATTTCCACTTAAAACCGAAGCAGTTGCATTTTGATTCTTTGTTTGATTATACTTTTCACCACCGGCTGCAGCCACTTGACCGTAGTACGTAGTTTTAATAAAGTCTAATGCAGAACTATATAATCTTTCTCCATTACCAGGTGCAAACATCATTTGAACATCATCTCTATCTCTAGGTCTCGCAGGTTTTAATGTACAAGTAACTTTTAATTTTGTAGGAAAATCATCTTTACTAAGAGGTCCATCTAATGCAATTTCGGTATTTTCTAAAATTAAATTACCAACACTAAGCATAGGTCTAGAAGGATTTCCTAACATTAAATGCCATTCACCAGTATCTTCACCAGTTAATAAAGCCATTGTTGCTTGAGCCTGTGGTCTACCCATCTTATCCATAGCGGCACCACCAGCTCTCATAGCCACATTTCCACCAACTGTTTTTAATGCATTTCCAATACCTTCTAGGGATAATCCCTTACCTCCAGTTAAATCGTTCATTCTAGAAGATAATCCTGTAGTAAGTTTATCTAAGAATGTTCCGAAATCACCTTTTGCTAAAGCAGCCATTCCATCCTGTCCTGCAATAGGATTTGATGTTCTTGCACCACCAACAAATCGTTTAGCTCCTCCCCAAAAATCACCACGATTATACGTGACCATTAAAACGTTCATTAATAAATCTAAAAACGCGATCTTACCATTTATTCCATCGATTGATTTCATTTCATATTCAAATACAACCTTTAGAGATTGCTCAAAAAATAAACCACGTTTACGAACCATCATTTTATCAATAACGTTAATAGGTCCTAAAGTCTTATTTGTTTGGTTTGCGTATGGATCTAAATTAGCAGCTCCACTTCCCTTTGCAGCATTCTTAGAACCACTAGTATCAGAAGCTTGCATTAATTTTCCAATCATAGATCCTCCACCCGCACCACCATATCCACCACCTTGATATGTTTGTATTTCTGATTTGAATTCTTCCCAATTTAATTTTACAGAAAATTTCATTAGTTCACTAAGCTTATTAGTTTCTCCATCCATCCAAGAAACCATTCTTCCAATATCGGGAGTTCCTTGTCTTTCTACATTTAATAAATTATCTGTAGCAGGCATCCCAAATCTACGTAAAGTAATCATATAGTTATTTGGAACCTTTCCATAGTTTTTAGCCCATAAGAAATCTTCCCAAGAATACTCACATGCATTTTTACTTTCTCTGCTCCATTCTATTATTCTAGCAGCTGTAGGATTTCGATCAATCTCTCTAGGCTTCCATCCAGCATCATCTTCAAAATAATTTACTGAAGTAGTTCCGTTTTGTCCTAAAGAACCACCATAGTAAAATGTGTAAAACCTATTAAATAAGGCCTCCTTACCTTTATATTTAGATTCTTGATCTGGACCTTGAGGTAAATCTACATCCTTATTATAGGGACTTGTAAGTGGAGCCGATTGAGCAGCCGCTGAACCTCTTTCGTAGGTTTTCCAATCTCGTCCTCTCATAGGAGTATCTGCCATAGTAAATTAGATTATTTTATTATATTATATATCAAAGGCTCTTAATGAATTGATCCCAAGATTCACCAGCATCAGTAATTTTTTGTACTAACATGGTTTTAAGCCTAGCAAAGAATTCAGTTTGAGTATCAAATCTTAATTTACCTGAATAGAATTTTCTAGTAGATAAGTCTTTAGTTTCTGATAAATTTCGTAATATAATAAAGTCTTGTATTTTATTAAACATATCGACTAAATCATTTTTGTATCGAGTAGTATGGATAGAATCAATAACAACATAAAATCTTTCAGAATCCTTTTGTATATAATTTTCTAGTTTTAATGTAGTATCTATCTCAGTAGGAATCCAAAATGTTCTAGGTTTTTTGCCAAATCCGTTAGAAAACGAATTATTTATAAAGTGATTCCTAAGAAAGTAAATGTTATCGTAAAATTTTATTATCTGTACTAAATATAAGGGATTATATTCATCGAACTTAATATCCTTAATTATAACTTTTACCGGAATAAGTATGTTAGGATCATTTGAAGAGGTTACTAGAGAGTGTGCTAGTGAACCTTTATTTATCAATTTGTGTTTTATCATTATTCAAATTAACAATTTCTATAGTGTCAAATTCTGTTTTGATATCATCAATATCATCATCTTCTGCAAGCACTAATTTATATTTTAGATCATACGTTCTTAATACCCTTTTTAATGCACGTATAATATCAACTTCTAAATTTTCTAATAGATAATATATTCTATTACTTTTTTTGTTCTCTAAAATAGTATTTATTTTTCTAATTATATAGTATTCTATTATTCTTCTATCAGGAACATTCTTATAAATATCATTATTTTCTAATTTTGACATAATGTCATGGTAATTAACAACTTCTGTAATTTTATCCTTCTTAAAGTTTTCATTAAAGAGTTTCAAATTACAATGAACGATGATAAATTCCTTTTCTACTATATTTTCTTCTGTCAAAATCATTTATTTTATTTTTAATTTAGGTGATCTAATGCCTCGTCTTCTTTCATAGTTTTTTCTAAACCACGAATATATTTTAATTCTTCAGTCAGATCCTTTTTAATTTGTTGGATATCCTTTAAGCTAGGTTCATAATGAGTACCCCATCCTGTCTTAAAACCTAAAACATTCATATCAAATTTATTTCCAAAATCGATACCTAGATCATCTGAAATATCATAAAACAATTTCATAGTATTTATGAATGACGTTTTTTTATCATCTTCTGTTTCATAAACACATCTAACAACCTTACCTTGACCAGCACTATTAAAGTTAGTTTCGGTAACTGTTTTAATTACACCATTCGATGCTATTTCTAATTTAACTTCTAGCATCTTCTTCAAATTCCTTTAATCCTTGACTAACACATTTATAACAAGTTGTAGATAATATATGTTCACCACCGACCTTACTTGGTTTACCGCATACTTTACATTCCATATACCAAGCTTTATTTTTTTCGTTCCAAGCGGTACCTTCTCTAAATTCTAGAGTATATCCAAGTTCATTTGTTTTTTTCATAAAATTAAATTAAATTATCCTCAACATCTTTATGTAAAGACCATATCTTTACAGTATCGTACCAAGCATCTATTTGTTTATCTATTTCTTTTTTAGACAATCCATCCGCTTTTAATTTATCTCTCCTAAGACCTTCTTGTTCTCCTAACCTTTCTTTTTCTATATCAAGAGATTCTCTCAAATCGTTTACTCTAAGAGTTTTTCCTTCTTCTCTAAACTCCTTTTTCATTTCATTGAATTCTGCAGTCGATAATCTTTTTCTCATTTGCTTTAAGAAATGCTTTCTTTGCTTTCTTCTTTCAGATCCCTGTTTACCCATTTTATTTATTTTTTATATTAAAAGTTAATTCTGGTTCAATGCCTTTATCTCTGATATCTCGTCTTTTAGATTTTATAAAGGCGATAAGTCTATTTTTTAATTCAATACATTCTTCAATAGTATTAAATTGTAAAGATATATCATCGATCAAGATCTCTGACGGAATCATATTACGTGTGTGTAGTTTCATATTAAATTATATATTCGTCCAAAAAATCAGTTAGAATACCAATCATTTAGAGAAGACTTAATAAGATTTTGTAGAAATTTAGATGGATCTTTAATTTTACTAAGTGTATAATTACTCAAAACATCTAAAATATCCTCATCAAATGAATCTTGCATAACAGCAAGAAATTTCTTATTAGGCAATTCTAAATTTATACGAGCATTTAACTTAATCTTTTCCTTTTTAGATTTTTCTAATATAGGAATTAATGGACTATCTACCGAAGGTGTAACGATATTAGAAGGTTTATCTTCATCATCATATGATAGTCCTGCTGTCATTTCATTCCTTTTATATTGTTTTGACTTTTCAATAGCAGCCTTTACTTCTCCATCGTTTTGTGCTAGATCTAAATTTAATATATCTTGATCGTGAAAAATTTGCACCATAAATTCATCTAATACTTCTCTACTACATTTATTACCAGATTCAAATATCAAAAATTTAGGACTTTTTGGTTGCTTAGCTTTTGCATGTTCTACTGCACCGAGATTTTCACCTTTTATCCATTGATAGCGTTCTTTCATAGTTGTCATATTTTATACCATTTAAGTATTATATGAATGAAGTTAATTATTGTTTCAATTAGAATGATTCCTTACTTTATAGCTTTAGCTGGACCTTCAGGACCAGCACCATCTTTTTTAACCTTACATGGAATTGGATACGATGCGTTATATTGGTTAATTGAATATGTATAGCTAGATCTATCCATAAGTTCATCGTTAGAAGTTTGTATTCCAATAGCTAATTGAAGATCGCAACAAATCTCAGTTTGCCATTTTTCTGGTGGGTAAAAGTTCCAATTTCCACAGAATGTACCGTTCGGTTGTACGGTGAAGTCAACGTAATTAGTACCAGGTTGACCAGCGAAAGTAACTGATAATCCATTATCTTTTATATTATCGTTAGAGTTTACAGCTGAGCATAAATATCCTATTGCTTGTACTCTAACGACGTTACCTGCAGCTGAAGGTGATGCATATCCTTTGAAACATAGTTCAAAGTAAGTACCTGAAGCTGGAGCAGGTGTGTTAATAGGAATGTATTTTTCTACTGGCCAGTGCACTGGAGCAAAGGATTGTAACCCATGTCCATTGTATATCATGGTTCCTTGCGACGATGTTACTCCTATATTATAATCCCATGGACCATTGTTCCATCCACCAAGTTCACCAATGTTTCCTATTAGCATTTCTCCAGCTCTAATTTCATTAATTGTCATTGAATTTTTAACAACCTCATGTAGATTAAAACCTTCTGTGGCGGTTCCACCACCAGCAGGTCCAGCAGGTCCAGCAGGTCCTGAAGGTCCAGTATATCCAGCCATACCTGTATTTCCAGCACTACCATCAAATCCTCTTGGTCCATATTTAACGTATTGAACAGTCATAGTTTCTGATTGAGCTGGCGGTACTCCAGATACTGATTGTGGATGGCCGTATAGCTGAGTTTCGGTAGCACCAAGACTATTATACTGTACTGATGCTCCTGTGATTTCAAATACCATAAATTCAGTACCAGATGATTCTGTTGTCTGTATAACAATTGCTCCATCAGTAACACCAGAAAGTGAAGTAACTCCCCATTCTTCAGTAAATGGTAATTGATCTCCACCAATATAATCGTATTGCGATACACTAACTTGAGTTGTAGCAAGACTCCAAACATTTGCACCTCCAGCATTCATTGTTGCAAATTCGCCAGTAGTTGGATTACTATTAACACCTTCGTAACTCCATTGAATTCCACCTCGTAGACCATTACCACCAGTACCTCCAGTGTTTCCAGTTTGTCCAGTAACTCCACCACTTCCTTGAACTCCTTGCGGAGTAAATGTCATGCATAATTTATCACCGTCTGTAAATGAACCGCTGTAATCTGTCAATCCCAATGGAATTGCACGAGTTGTTGCAGTTGGTGGATTAATTGGACTGTTTATATTCCATATCCCATAATTTTGTGGAGCTCCTATTACATTTATATGAAGAGTACCACCAAATTGACTATTGTTGACGTATTGGTTATCCCATGAATCAATAAAGGCATCGACTAAACTTCCATTTAATTGTGAAGTATTAAGAAATAGATTATTAGCATTAAAATTGATAGAAGATTGTAAAGATCCAATTCCTGAAGTCATTTGGCCATTAAACGGAGTAGCTGTAACTCCATAAGTGTATATCAATTGACAAGCATCAGCGCCATTTGTTCCAGCAATACCTGTCATTCCGGTCATACCTGTGCCACCTCTATTACCGTTACGAGTGTAATTAAATACTACGGGATGATTATCTGTAGGAGTTGAGCTTGCTGAATAAGCAGATCCACCGATTGTCCATATAGTTCCATTATCAGTAACGCTTGTTATTCCATATACTAAACAGTCATCTTGTAAATTATCATTATCTTGTATCACTATCCAACCGATAGGAGCATCTGTAGTAGAAGCATTACCTCCCATTGCTGTAAGAAATACCGATTGATCAGTTCCTTGATAGTCTGTTTTATTGATGTATATTTCAGTTGCATTAGTCCAGTTAACAGCATTAGTTGACATATATTCTGCAGTTGGGCCTCCTCCTGTATCTGTATCATAATGATATAGAATTCCACCTCTCCATCCATCAGAACCGCTTATTCCAGTCATACCTGTAGCTCCAGTAACACCAGCACCTGTCATTCCAGTAGTTCCAGCGATACCGCTCATTCCAGTCATTCCTGTAAGACCGGTAAGACCTGTGAAACCAGTTAATCCTAAAGATCCTGTAAGTCCTGTTGCACCGCTCATTCCAGTCATACCTGTTTGACCAACAGCTCCAGCAACACCAGCACCTGTCATTCCGGTCATTCCTGTAAGTCCTTGTGATCCAGTAAGTCCAGTCATTCCTGTGGAACCAGTAGCTGAAGTCATTCCGGTCATACCGGTTGGTCCACCAGCAGGTCCAGTAGGTCCAGTAGTTCCGATTCCACCAGTAAGACGTATAATTTTTAAGTTTGTTTCAACTGAAGATATAAACATATTACCTCCAGTAGTATTCTTTTGAGCGACTAACTTTATATCATACCCAACCGTTGCTCCTCTAGCTGCTTCGAATATACAAGCAGAGCTTTCGGTATTTATATCAGCAGAACCATGATCGAACCAAGTAACCGTACTACCAGGTATTCCTGTCCAAATTGCAGTTTGGTTATTTTTTTGCTCTAGCCAAATGTCTAAACCTTGATTACTTACGTAACCTTCAATTCCAATATCGTATTCTATATAATATCTTCCAGGTTCTCCTGTGTGAGCAATAGTAATTGTAGAATTAGTAGAACCACCACCACCAATAGAAGCAGATCCACCAGGAATAGCAGTGTATGGAGGATTGTCTATAATATCAACAGTACCCCATTGAATAGGAACCTCTTGTCCACTTCCGGTCGGCATTGTTTGATCACCGTTCATACGTACTTGTATAACCTTTTGATCTGAAAACTCTCCTGTTGGTCCAGTCATTCCAGTAGAACCAGTAGTTCCTGTAGATCCAGTCATTCCTGTAAGTCCAATTCCAGTCATTCCTGTAAGTCCTGTAACTCCAGTAAGACCAGCAGGTCCAGTAAGTCCAATTCCTGTAAGTCCTGTAACTCCAGTAAGACCAGCAGGTCCAGTAAGTCCAATTCCAGTCATTCCAGTAAGTCCAGTAGCTCCAGTAGCTCCATCTTGACCAGCAGTTCCTTGAGCTCCACTCATTCCAGTCATTCCCGTATTTCCGGTAGCTCCTTGACTTCCAGATCCTCCAGGACCAATAGGTCCAGCTGGTACAAATATCACAGATGCTAAATTAGCTGGTGGTACTGGTGAGAATTGATTTGGAACTCCTACAGGAACTCCGACATATGAATGCGCAGTTGTTCCATCACTTTGGCCAGAAGCACCACCATAAGAAGTTACAGCAAATACTAATACATTGCTACTATTGTTTTCTATTGGTTGAACATATATATGGCCTATAGTAGCTCCAGCTGATGCAAACCATGTTGATAAATACGTAGTTTGATCGTTAGCAAACCAATCATATTGGTTAAATCTAATCTCTGTAGCTGCGCTCCAAGTACTATTATTTAATGCAAATTCTTTATTCGTTGTTGCAGAACTGTTTGTACCAGCGTCAAACTCCCAATTTAATCCTCCTCTCCATCCTGTATTTCCACTAGCTCCAGAAGAACCAGTAGATCCAGTATTACCAGTATTACCCACTTGTCCAGGACCACCAACGCTTCCAGTCATACCGGTAGAACCAGTAGATCCTGTAAGTCCAGTCATTCCAGCAAGACCAGTTTGTCCTACAGCTCCTGCAGGTCCTATATTTCCTTGCGGTCCTTGAATTCCTGTTTGACCTGTATTACCCTGTGCTCCAGGATTTCCTTGAGTTCCAATACCGGTCATTCCTGTAGAACCAGTAGATCCAGCAACTCCAGTCATTCCAGTAGAACCTGTAAGTCCTTGAACTCCGGTCATTCCAGTAGAACCAGTAGATCCAGCAAGACCAGTTTGTCCAGTAGATCCAGTCATTCCAAAATTACCACTAGCATACCAATCTACGTTTATTATATCATTGTCAGCCCAAGGACCGCCATTACCTGAAATATATTCTAGATTAACTACGGCCGCAGTTCCTGTGATACTTACAAGACCAGTAATACCCCATATAACATAAGTATCAGGGTCTGTATCCTTTCTAAAGTGTAAATATGAATGAGGTTGGTTTCCTGAGAAGGATGCGCTATACATTACATCCCAATCTTGTAAGAAAGATTGAACTGATGCATTTGGTTGTAAAGCATTTACATGTAAGTATGCTATATTATTTGCTGTATAAAGTGAATTATTAGCTAAGCAAAAGTAGTTATTAGTAGGATTGGTAACTGAAGTAGCTTCGAATTTCCATTTTAATTGAGAGGCATTATCACCAGTCATTCCAGTAGCTCCAGTAAGTCCAGTGAGTCCTGTAGAACCAGTAGATCCAGTCATTCCTGTAGAACCTGAAGAACCAGTAGATCCTGTAAGTCCTGTAGATCCAGTCATACCTTGTATACCGGTCATTCCTGTAGAACCTGTAAGTCCTTGAACTCCAGTCATTCCTGTAGAACCTGTAAGTCCTGTTGCACCGATAGCTCCGGTTATTCCTGTTTGGCCAGTATTTCCAAAGTTACCTTGAACTCCAGTCATTCCAGTAGCTCCAGCTTCTCCTTGAGATCCAGTCATTCCTGTAGAACCTGAAGATCCAGTCATTCCTGTATTACCAATTTCACCTTGTATTCCTTGAGATCCAGTCATTCCTGTAGAACCAGTCATTCCAGTAGCTCCATTAACTCCGGTCATTCCAGTAGCTCCACTTTCACCAGCACCAGTAACTCCAATAGATCCTGTAACTCCTGTCATTCCTGTTTGACCGGCAGGTCCAAAAGTTCCATCAGCTCCAGTCATTCCTGTAGAACCAGTAGAACCGGTCATTCCTGTATTACCTATTGCACCTCCAATTCCAGTCATTCCAGTAGAACCAGTAGATCCTGTATTACCTATTGCACCTCCAATTCCTGTAGATCCTGTAGATCCTGTAGAACCTGAAGAACCGGTCATTCCTGTATTACCTATTGCACCTCCAATTCCAGTCATTCCTGTAGAACCAGTAGATCCTGTAGAACCTGTAAGTCCATTAACACCAGTCATTCCGGTAGAACCTATTGCTCCATCAACTCCAGTCATTCCGGTATTACCTATTGCACCTTGTGCTCCAGTCATTCCTGTAGATCCAGTAAGTCCATTAACACCAGTCATTCCGGTAGAACCTGTAAGTCCTTGAACTCCAGTCATTCCTGTATTACCTATTGCTCCTCCAATTCCAGTCATTCCTGTAGAACCTGTAAGTCCTGGAACACCTTGTATTCCTGTTTGGCCAGTAGATCCAGTAGAACCACTCATTCCAGTAAGTCCAATAGATCCAGTCATTCCTGTAGAACCTGTAGATCCAGTCATTCCGGTAAGTCCTGTAAGTCCAGTTTGTCCAGCATCAGAAGTTGGTCCAGTTTGTCCGGTTGGTCCACTAGCTGGTCCAGTTGGTCCGGTTGGTCCATCACCACCAGTTAATCTTACTATTTCTAAACTACTATTATTAAATACCCGTACTTCACCAGCACCTGTATTATATACACATAATCGTATTTTCTTTTGTGTTGAAGTTGCTTGCCAAATATAACTACCCATATAAGATATGGTATTAAATTGACTTGTAGCATTACTTATATTTTTGTACATTCCACCGAGAGTGTTAACCCATAACGATGTAGAACTATCGTATATTTGTAATTGAACTGTACAATCAGTATTAGTTTCTAATTCTGTTATATTTAATTGGAATAATACTTGATATCTTGCAGGATATGCATCAACTTCCCAATTTCCATCAGTTCCTACAGGAGCAGTCCAATTAGAAACACTACCAGAGGATCCAGTATATGTTGATGTGTCGATAGGAGCATATGTATTGAATCCTACTGGAACATAATTTACGGTAGCACCTTGATAATCTTGTATTGTAGTAACATATGCATACATTAGTTCCTGTTCCTGTGTTGGAGCGGTAGGACCAGTAGGTCCAACTAATCCAGTAGATCCTGTAGATCCACTCATTCCTGTAAGTCCTGTAAGTCCAGTAAGTCCAGTAAGTCCTGGAACACCTTGTATTCCTGTTTGACCGGTAGATCCTGTAGATCCTGTAGATCCAGTAAGTCCTTGAACTCCAGTAAGTCCAGTCATTCCTGTATTACCTATTACTCCATCAACTCCAGTCATTCCTGTAGAACCTGTAAGTCCTTGAACTCCAGTAAGTCCGGTAGAACCTGTAGCTCCAGCAACTCCAGTCATACCAGTCATTCCTGTATTACCTATTGCTCCTTGAACTCCAGTCATTCCTGTAGAACCAGTAGAACCAGTCATTCCTGTAAGGCCTATTACTCCATCAACTCCGGTCATTCCAGTAGATCCAGTAGAACCTGAAGAACCAGTCATTCCTGTATTACCTATTGCACCTCCGATTCCAGTCATTCCAGTAGAACCAGTAGTTCCTGTAGATCCAGTCATTCCTGTATTACCTATTGCTCCATCAACTCCAGTAGATCCTGTAGATCCTGTAGATCCAGTCATTCCTGTAATTCCAGTAGAACCTATTGCTCCATCAACTCCAGTAGATCCTGTAGATCCAGTCATTCCGGTAAGTCCTCGTAGTCCAGTAAGTCCAGTCATACCTGTAGAACCTGTTGCAGCAGTCATTCCAGTAACACCAGTAGATCCAGTCATTCCTGTAAGTCCATTAACGCCAGTCATTCCAGTTGATCCAGTCATTCCGGTAAGTCCAAGCGGTCCAGCTCCACCTATAGGACCTGTAAGACCAGTAGATCCAGTGGATCCAGTAAGTCCTGTTAGACCTGGAACACCTTGAACTCCACTCATTCCAGTCATTCCAGTAGAACCACTCGTTCCGGTAAGTCCAGTAGGTCCAACAAGTCCTGTAAGACCTGTAACACCAGTAAGTCCTGTAGCTCCA